TTTTTTTTTTTTTTTTTGTTTTTTTTTTTTTTTTTTTTTATATTTTTATATTTCACCGCCGGTGTATTTTTCCCCAATTTTTGAGCTATAAGTTCTATTGTCTCATTTTCTTCACAATATAATTGTCTTAATAATTCTTCTTGGTCAGCCGTCCAGCCTAAATTTGTAGCTTTTTTAAGGCCTAATTTTCTAACTTGATAATCTACTGCTCCTTTTGTCTCTCCTAATAGCTGACATATTTGACTGATAGTGATATTCGGGTCCGAATAGTGCTTAATTAAATTCGCAACCTTTTCACTTTCCCATTGCCTATGAGGTTTTTTTATTCCCATATGAGATGCCATTGATCTAACTGATGAAGAGCTTTTATTTAATTCTTTTGCTATTTCAGTAAAGTTTTTATCTGAATTAAGCAAATATTCTTTTTCTTCTTCTGTCCAGTTTGATTGCTTGAATAAATTCATATTCTCAACTTTTTCTTTTGTCTTACGAATAAATTCTAATTCTTCTTCAGATAAGTTATTCATCTTTATTGACCCTCATTTCTCTTTCATGTTCATGAATGCATAAATTAAATGCTGCTTGTGCTATTCTATTGAAAACCTGTTCTCTAGTTAAATTACTAGTATCATTAAACCTAACTTTTATCTTTGCTACATCAGTTTCATATTCAGTAATATAGCTATCGTTAGATTGGTTCATAACAATCACCCCTAATTATGTTTATGAAGTCAATATTTTGTCCTATAGCTAATAATTAGCTATTCTATGTTTCAATATTTGTAGATAATAATAATGTATTCAATTTGTTGACTTCATTTGTGAAAAAAATTTCATATATGTTAGCATTGAATATAGTAGCTATTTTTTTAGCCTCTGATAATGTGAATTCAGATGAACCATTTTCTTTGTTAGCATATGCCCTAGTTGAAATGCCAAGCTTTATAGCTATATCCCCTTGAGTATAATGATATTTATCTCTCATTTCTTTTAGTTTGTATTGTTTACTCATCTAATCACCTCCTGTCAATTATTTGAATACCTTTATGCTTTAATAGTAGTATTATATTTTTTATATGTCAACAATATTTTTTACTTTTTTATAAAAAGTATTCATAAATAAGAATTTTATTTCATATGGTTTTAAGTTATAATTTAAATGTAATACAATTTAGTTGTAAACACTTTTAAATGAATTAAATATGTATTCACATGGTATTTTCAATGTATTTATTAATGTTTGCATATTCTAAATATAATTTAGTTGCGAATATTGATATTATAAGTATGGAGTGTTATATATGGAAAATAAATTATTGGGCTATAACATAAGAAGAGAAAGAGAAAAATTAGGATTAAGTCAAACTGAATTAGGTAAATTAGTAGATGCTACAAAACAAACTGTTTCAAACTGGGAAAATGGTAATCGAACTCCTACGAATAAAACTATCGATAAATTAGCTACGATTTTTAATGTTAGTATGGATGATTTAACTGGTAGGAGTAATATTCAACATTTAGGACGAGTATATAGATACTCTGAAGAATTGACTGAATATATAGAGTTAGCTAGAGAAATCGAAAACCTAAATGATAAAGATAAGAAAATAATCAAAGAATTAATAAGAAGTTTAAATGATAAAGACAAATAAGTTAATCAACCTATTTGTCTTAATTTTTTTACTAATTCAATTATTAATTTATACGCTTCTGGGTCATTTTTCTTTAGTTGAGACAGCTCTTTTGCCAATTTTATAATTCCTTTCTCCAATCAAATCCCCCCATTTATATATCCATACTTATATTTTATAGAATATATGTTCTACATTCAACATTTAATTTATATATTTCTATTTATATTATAGGACAATAAATATAACTGGTAGTTATATTTATAGAAAAATTATGACAATTTATTAAAACATTTAAGGAGATTTATAATATGAATATAATTAGAAATACAAGACTAAAGAAAAAAGTAACTCAAAAGCAATTGGCTGAGATGATAGGAGTTTCTCAAGCCTATATTTCAAAAATAGAAAGTGATGAATTTGTTAATGTTACTTTGATTGAAATAATAAAATTAAGTAAAGCACTATCGATTAATGAACTGGAGGTTGCTAAATATTTTCTAAATAAATACAATAATTATAAATATGAATTTGGGGGAGAAATAGCATAATGAAAGTATGTATGTACTTGCGCAAAAGCCGTCAAGACGAAGAATTAGAAAAAAGAGAAAATACTGATACACTAGCAAGGCATAGAAGCACTCTATTAGAAGTTGCTAAAAAACAACATCTAGATATCATTGAAGTACATGAAGAAATAGTATCTGGAGGAAGTATAGCATCTAGACCTAAGATGTTAAAGCTATTAGAAGAAGTTAGAAATAATATGTATGATGCTGTGCTATGTATGGATTTGGATCGTTTAGGCCGTGGAGGAATGCAGGACCAAGGATTAATCTTGGATACTTTTAAAGAAACTAACACTTTAATTGTTACTCCAGATAAAACTTATGATCTAAATAATGAACTTGATGAAGAGATGACTGAATTTAAGTCATTCTTTGCTAGACGTGAACTTAAAATGATTACTAAACGTATGCAAAGAGGTCGAATAAAATCTATTGAAGAGGGAAAATTTATTGCCTCTAATGCTCCTTTTGGATACAAGTTTGAGTATGACAGAGAAGGGAAAAGGTTACTTATAATCGATGAAGATAAAGCAGCAATAGTGAAAGAAATATTTGCCTTATATATATCAAATTATGGTTCTTATAAAATAAAAGTATATTTAGATACAATAGGCGTTAAAACTAATTCTGGTAAACCATTTTCAGAACAAGCTATAAGAAGAATTTTAAAGAATAGCATTTATTGTGGGTATGTTAGCTGGAATAAAGTAAAGAGAAAAGGTACTAAATCTATTGTCAATTCAAAAGATAAAATAATTTATGCAAAAGGTAGACATCAAGCTATTATAAGTGAGGATATGTTTAATTTGGCACAAAATATTTTAGAAGGTAATCAAGTTCCCTCTGTATCACAAAATAAAAAAATGATCAATCCTCTTGCTGGATTAATCAAGTGTGCTTGTTGTAATCATACTATGATTGTATCTAAATCAACCTATAAAAATAACGATATAGTATTATTCTTAAAGTGTGCCCATTGTAATAAAAATTCATCGTCAAAGTTAGAAAGCGTTGAAAATACTATTTTGGGATATATGCAACAGTTTTTAAATGAATATCAAAATGAAATATTAAAAAAAGATATATCTGATAATAATAATGATAGAATAAGTAATCTTAAGCATACTTTATCTCTTTTAGAAAAGGAAACTATAGAACTTCAAAAACAAAAAAATAAATTACACGATTTTCTTGAAAGAGGTGTCTATGATATTGATACTTATTTAGAAAGAACTAATGTATTAAGAGTTAAAACAGAAAAAAATGAAACTGCAATTAATAATCTAAAAGAATTAATAGAAAAAGAAATGAAAATAGATTTAAATTATTCCGAACTAATTCCAAGGGTTGAGAAAATAATTAATAGTTATAAAAATACACAAAATATATTAGATAAAAATATATTACTTAAATCAGTAATAGAAGAGGTTATATACTATAAAGAAAAAGGAATTAGAAATGGTAAATTTGAACTTGATATAAAATTAAGATTACCAATATAGTTTTTTACTGTTATGGTCATACTGACAAACAATAATCTGTATGACCATAACAGTTAGGTATTATATAGTATAAATAGAATTAAATGGATTAAATGTTAAATATGTGTTAAATATTCTATAAAAGGAATATTCTACATATTAAAAATCATATATTTCATTAAGACTTTTGAAAATTAAGAAAGTTGAGATGAAATAATTTAGGCATATTATATGCTTATGAAATTTAATATGAGAACATAAAGATAGGAGGGTTATCCCCTCCTTATTTTATTGGTAATGGTAATTGTGTTATGAATGCTTTATATCCATCTCTGCTTTTTATTAAATTTAAAGATCTATATCTTTTTAAGTTTAATAAATCTTCTAAACTATATCCATGTATTTCAAACTCCTCTTGTAAAGCTATAAATGCTTTTTTATCAACTCCACTAAGCAACATATATGATGAATTACTATTCTTTAATGCTAATTGGGCTTCCTTGCTAAGTTGCTCTAAATAATGCAGCGTTAATACAAATTTTAAATTAAATTTAGCTGATTGGACAAAATGCTGCGTAAGTAACTTTTGAGCTGTAGGAGTTTGAAAAACTTCATCTATTAATACCGTACACCTATTTGGTAATTCTATTTGTGACCCTCTTATCTTAGTAGCCATCCATATTTTCTGCAAAAAGAATGTGGTTAATATATCTATACTTATGGTATCTTCAAAATCTTTATCTCTCATTCTAATCAATATAACTTTATTATTATTTATAGCCTCTACAAAATCTATATCATTCTTGCTATCTTTATTTAACATAGCATCTATTACATAATTTTCTCTTAGCAAATCAATTCTATCCATTATCCCTTCTATTTTATTTTCTTTAGTTCCTATTATCTCTGATACTGGATTATCCTTAGTTGTTTTACTCCATTCATCTAATTCCAGCAAATTATTTATGCTATCTTCTAATTTAAATTGCAGGTCCTTGGATAAATCATTAATTATTTTATATCTATATTTGTAGTTAGTTAATATTCTTAATATATCCTTTATAGTAATATCATTAAAGCAAAACCCTATTCTTGCAGCAGATCCTAAATATTTTCTCATTTTACTAGAAAGTTGTTTATCATCTTCATTAATAATATTTATTAATTGTAATAGATAATTTGTTTTTCTTCTGCTTATTTTAGATATTTCATCTGCATTCATATTTTGCATAATTTTTTCTTCATTATAATTTAAACTAGGTATGCAATCTGAATTACTTAAGTCTACTTCTATCAGTCTATCTTTTGGAGTTATATTTTTAATTTCTTTACTAGCTTCACAATTTTTTATAAAATCTATATCAATTAAACATTCATTATTTTTTATAATGTCATTACACATATTCCCAGCAAAAGTTGTTTTTCCACTTCTACTTCCTCCCAATATTGCAAGTGGCAAAGATTGCAGGCTTTCATCTGTGCTGAGATAAGCATTGTCTTTATTATCTTTATATACAATACTTCCTAAATTAATAACCCCAGTAGTTAATTCTTTTGGTACTGGATTTTCTTTAGTTTCTTTATGAGTTATGTTTTTATATTGATCTATTAATTCTGCCCCTGGTAAAGAGATAAAATTTGAACACTCTTCTGTACTAGTAGAATTTATCTTAACATTGTTAATTATATATCTATTTATATCTATATCTTTTTTTATTTTTGTATAAATTAATTCATTGTCTCCGTCAATTTTAGAAAAACTATTATAAATAGACTGGCATAATTGATTTTCTCTTGATTTTTCCTCTGAATGAGCTAAAATTAGAGTCTGATTTTTAAGTATTTCCTTTTGAAGCTTTCTTTGGGTGCTAGAAGAGGTTTCTTTTCCTAAAGGATAAAGTATAAGCTGACTATTTTGCTCTCCATTTAAAAGACAATTTAAAAGGGCATTTATCAAGTCTATTAAAAATTTTAGTGCTATTTTTGAATAATCCAATAAATTTTTAGATTTCTTTAAGTTTTCTCCGTTTTTATATCTTTGTATAGTTTCACTACTCTTCTTTTTAAAGTAATTACTTTCTTTTTCTGACACAGGAATAAAATTATATAGTACTCCTATAAATTCATTTTCTTGTAAAATTTCTAATGTAGATAAATTGGCTGATAATAAATCATTATTTCTTCTATCGGTTTCCAAAGATAATGCATCATCAAATTTGTAATATAATTGGTATTTACTACATGAATTAATATCTACTGGAATTGCATCTACAATTTTTATATCTACATTTTTCCATGTATCGGAAAATTTACTTTTAAATTGATTCTGAAATATTTTAGGAATAATAAAATAAAAAGATATGTTTTCTTTAGATATGTGTATATAGTAAGAAGCTTTTAATCTAGTTTCTATTATTAGCTTTTTATTTTCTTTATAGATAAGTTTATTAGTGCTTCTATACATACTATTAATAAGATGTGCTATTCCTATAGTTGTATTATTTCTACTGCTTTTAGTTGGAATTAATTTAAATGTTACATATTCTTGTCTTTTGATTAAATAATAATCACTTAATTTCATAGTAGACACTCTCCTAATATTGACAATACAAGATATACCCCTATAGCTATAGTTGGACCATGCTTACATTTATCTAAACCATAGGCATATAATATAAAACTTACTAATCCACTGATTAAGCATAAGTTATATGAACATCCAAGCACACTAAATATTATTTTAGATTTCATAATATCACCTCCTAGAAATTAATCTTACTAAACATATTAAATAATGAAGGATATAGTTTAATTAATACATAAGTTAATAGATACTGCATTCCTGATGTTGTTGCCTCTTTAAAGCTTCCTCCAGCAATCATAGTAGATATTATCTCCTTCAGCCCTAGACCTAAAAATGAATACTTAGCTAATACTAACAACATATCTATTATTTGTTTAGCTGAATTATTTAAACTCACTTCAAAACTTTCTGCATAAATTATATTATTATTTTTCATTAGCAAAGCTACTAATAATACTAATCTTGAATATACAACTTTATTTCTTTTGATATGATCTAAGAACTTTTCTATCATATTCAAGTCCTCTTCTTCTAAATGTAAAAATTCCGAAAAAGTGTAATATTTTACCATTATAAAATCCCCCTTATGAGAAATAATATTCTTAATCTTTTATTTTATCGGAGGTAACTGAAATTGTTTAAGGTTGGCATTTATTTTGGGTTGGCTGCATTATGTGAATTATTAAGACATCTTATATAATAAAAAGCCCAGGATACTCTTTCCTTGGCTTTTTCTTTTGTTTACTCTTCTTTATTTATTTCTTTATACATCTTTTCTCTAAGCACATTCTTTATATAATTTGATTTCCCATATTCTTTAAATTTGACTTCTAGCCAATCTAAGAGCATCTTATCATCTAGTGTTTGTGTTTTGAAGCTTATATTGATTATAGTTGGTTTTTCTTTTGCCATAATCTCACCTCACTAATTTTTATTCAAGATTTATTTAAAAAATGTATAATTTATATATTATTTATTTTTTATTAAAATCCTCTATTTATTTTCTTTGTATAAATATATGTAATTTTTCTATAAGTGTTACATAAAATTATTTAAAAATTATTTAAAATTTATATAAATTTATGCAATTTTTATTTAATCACTGCATATATATAAGTAAATAAAAAATTAAGGGGGATATGAAAATGAATAAGAATTATATTGTTAGTTGGTTTGATAGAGAAGGAAATGAATGGTTGAGTGACTGGTGTAAATTTGCAGAGGCTAAAAAATTATTTATAGAAATAAGTGGTGGGGATGAAAACAAAGTAGACCCTTCTCAAGTAAGATGTGAGTTATATTCTGATGCCTCTGGAAAGGTTCTAATGGGATATGACAATATAGAAAATAAATATTATAGTTGCTAATAAAAGAACCATGGGAATTACTTCTCATGGTTCTTGTTTTCTGCAAATTCAAATAATACTTTATTTACAAGGTTATTAAAGGACCTCTGTTCTTCCTTTGCTATTTCTTCTAGTTTCTTTTTTAATTCAATATCAATAACTAAATTAGCTCTAACTTTATTTTTAGCAACTGCCATAATATCACCTCTTATTTCTATTATAACATAAATATTACGTAAAAAATATTAAAAAATTATATTTTAGTTGACATAGTTACGTAACTGTTATATTATTAAAGTAAGTTAGAAATAAAACAAATAAAAAGAGGTTGATAATATGAATGTACCATATGTGTTTAAAAAATGTAGTGAATGCGGTAAATGGTTGGTAGCTAGTACATATAATTTTCATAAGGATAAACAATGTGAATATGGGTTAAAAAGTAAATGCAAAAAATGTAGAGCAGAACAACATAAACAGTATCATAAACAAAATAGAGAAAAAATATTAGAACAAAAGAAAGAATATTATAAGAATAATAGAGATAAGATATTAGAATGTCGAGAACAGTATTATGAAAATAATAGAGATAAGATGGCAGAATATAAGAGAAAGTATTATGAGAATAATAAAGATAAGATAAAACATTATCGCAAACAAAATAGAGAAAAAATATTAGAACAAAAGAAACAGTGGCGTGAAAACAATAAAGATAATATATCAGAATATGGTAAACAGTATCGTGCTACACCACGAGGACAAGCATTAATTTTTAATAAACATTGCAAAAGGAGATTGAGAGAACAAAATCAAGGCAATGGTATAAATAAAATGCAATGGTTGGAAATGATGAAGTATTTCAATTGGGAGTGTGCTTATAGTGGAGAATACATAGGTGGTAGCAATAAACAAAATATAAGAAGTATTGATCACATAATACCATTAAACAAAGATGGAGTTCATGAAATATGGAATATAGTTCCTATGGATAGAAGGTTAAATTCTAGTAAAAATAATAAAGACTTATTAGAATGGTATCAAAAACAACCATTCTTTAGTGAGGAAAGATTACAGAAAATATATGAGTGGCAACAATACGCATTTAATAAGTGGCATAAAGATGAAATAATATAATAATATAGGGATTGACTTCTCTAGTCTTTTTATGTCGAACGATTATTGGAATATTTTTTAAAATACAGTTGACGGCTTTTTCCTTAAGGACTACCATTATAGTATAAATAGTAAAGGAGGTGATAAAGATGAAAGAGGAAGAAAAAAAGATAACAGTTAGAGTTAGTCCTGAACTTTATAAAAAACTCAAAATAAAACTTTTAGAAGATGAACGGACGATGAAAGAAGTTATTACAGAATTTATAATTAAATATGTTGATGAAAGCAAATAAAAAGATACCCTACCGCCCTAGGAAAGCATAGGATATCTTAAACAAATGGAGACTTAATCAAAATCTCTATTTACATTATAACAGTCTCCAAGATAAAAAACAATTGGAGGTTTAGAGTATGAAAGATTTAATACCAGTAAAATTTAATGAAGAAATAGTTATAACTACTAAGATGTTAGCAGAGGTTTATGAATGTAGAGAACAACAAATAACACAAAATTTTAATTATAGTCAAGATAAATTTGAAGAAAAGAAACATTATTATAAATTACAAGGTGAAGAATTAAAAGAATTTAAAAGGGTAATCGAAAATTCCGATAACCCCTTATATAAAGAAATTAAGTTTGCATCAGTATTAATACTTTGGACTAAAAGAGGTGCTAGTAGACATTGTAAAATGTTAGGAACTGATAAAGCATGGGAAATGTTCGATACATTAGAAGAAAATTATTTCAACCCAAAACCACAATTAACAAAGCACGACCAAGCAATATTAAATATAATCAATTCAAGAACAGACCTAGAAAAAGCACTAGCAATCAAAGATTTTGAAAAAGTAGTAACTGAACCACTACAAGATGAAATAAAAGTATTAAAACCTAAAGCACATTATACAGATATAATTTTACAAAATAAAGGATTAATCAAAGTAACATCAATAGCAAAAGATTATGGAATGTCTGCTCAAGAGTTCAATAAATTACTTTGTGATTTTAAAATACAATATAGATTAGGTAATCAATGGTTTTTATATAAAAAATATCAAAATAAGGGATATACTCATTCTGAAACAGTAAATTACAAACATAAAGATGGCAGAGATGATGTGAGTATTATAACTAAATGGACTCAAAAGGGAAGATTATTCTTGTATGAGTTTTTAAAAGAAAAAGATATTTTACCTATAATAGAAAAATATTTATAAAATTAAAGTAGGCTACTCTTTTGAGTAGTCTATGGGGAGGAAATAGTATGACTAGTGGAATATATAGAATATATTGTAAAAGTGAAGATAAAAGCTATATAGGAAAATCGATTAATATTGAAGAACGTTGGAAAAACCATTTAAATGGATTAAAGAAGGGTAAACATCATAATAAGAAACTCCAAAAGGTTTTTAATAAATATGGAAAAGATGATTTTGAGTTTTCTATATTAAAAGAAGCAGATAATTATTATGAGATAACTTATTATGAAAGTTATTATGCTGAAAAGTTCAATGCTTTTAATAATGGATATAATATAGCTAAACTATTTAAATCTCAAGATATTAAAAGTGTATTAGATAATTTAGATGATTTATCTAAAGAATGGTTATCTATTTTAAAAGAAAATTCTAAAAGAATAGGCAGAGAAAGATGGAATGTAAATATAAAAGTCCAAGATTTAAGTAAAAAATTGAATTTATCAAAAGATAAAACAATAATATTTATAAATTTTTTTAAAGACGAAGAATATAAGTGCAGAATTCTTCTAGGTGATATTATAAATATAAACTATTTCAGTAAAGGATATCTAGATAAGACTTATTCAGAATTTCATATTTAATGTAGATAAAGAGGAAATTGTCAAATAAAATAGAATTCTAAAATATAAATTATTAAAGGGGATGTTAACATGAATGAAGTAAAAAATAAATCTTATATTGAATGTCCTAAGTGTGGTAAACAAGCAAAAATAACAAGTGTATCAAGTACATGCTATACAATAGGAGTTGCATCATTATTAGCAGGAGGTTGTTTACTTTGGATACCTGTTTTAGGTTGGATATGTGCTCCACTTGCATTTCTAATAGGAATTGTATTTATAGTACTTGGTATTATATCATCTTTAACTGCTGGGGCAATTGTAGAATGTGAGAACTGTAAAACTAAATACACTCTAACTAAAGAAGAATACAAGAAATATAAAAAGGGTGATACATCTACACAAGAAAAAGAATATAGTTTTACTGATGACATTAAAGAAACTTGGAATAATAGTTCAAATAATCATATATTTATAAACAAAATAGAAAAGTTGGAAAAAAAGATAGAAAATACAACAAATGAAAAGAAAATAGCTAGAATGAAAAAAGAAATAAAAAGATTAGAAAAACATATTAAATAATTTCTTTAAAGGGGATGTTAGTATGAATAAAAGAATAACAAGCATATTAGCAGCAAGTATATTAGCAGTAAGTATGGTAGGTTGTAGTGATAATATAAATAAGAAAGACGATACTACAAATAATGTTAAGCAAGAACAACAAATAGAAAAGAAAAACACAAATACAAATAAGGATAAAGTAGATACTAATAAAGAAAACACAACAACCAAAGAGCAAACCGAAAAGACTAATTCCGATACAGAAAAAAATAATACAACTAAGAAAGTTCAACAAAAGAAAAAGAAAACAACAACCAAAGAGGAAGATGACTATTATGATGAAAATGGTGAATATGTAGGTCCTAAACATAGTTCAATGGATGATAGAAAAAATTCAATATGTGATAACTGTAAACATCCTATTGATGATTGCATATGTGATTTTAATAAAGATGATGATAGTGATGAAGATGCATGGATTAATGATGATAAACAGGAATTTATCAAATATACTGAAGATGGCAATACTGAATATTATTACAATGGGCACCCAGTAACAGAAGAAGAATATAATGGAAGAAAAGGACAATTTGGAGATTCTGACAGTATAAACGAAAAAATTATAGAACGTAATACACAAACACAACAAGATAATAACCAATCACAACAATACAATGACAAAGATGATGATGAAGAAATCCTTAAATAAAAATAAAGCTGGTAAGGAAATTAATCCCTACCAGCCTTTTTATTATACTTTCTTTACATATTTATCAGATGCAGTTATGTAAAGCCCTGATTCTAAGCGATACATAGAAGTACTTCCATTTTTAGCATCTACTGTATCTATTACTTGTAGATGTTGCCCCTTCTTAACTGTTGTAACTGGATCTGCATCCCAATCTGCTACTTTTCTTATATTAAGTTTATCAAGTGTTACTATTTCAAATTTTGTTGCCTTAGTTTGTTCTTTCTTCTTAGGTTCTGCTTTTTTATCATCTACATAGTTTTTTACATCCTTTATGAAGTGAGCAAATCCTTCAGGTGAACATCCATATCCCCAAAAGTTAGTACCGGGACATTTTTTAGCACTTCTTGAAGGAATATATTTTCCTAAATAAGTTCCTCCAGCAGTGAACCAACAATGAGGTCTTATATGACTTATATCTACAGGTATGTTAAATCTTTTGCAAAGTAATCCATAAAGATATATTACTGCTTTCTTTTGTGCTTCAGTCATCTTATCTTTGCCCTTGTTAAAGCATCCATATATTTCTATACAGATAGCATTTGTATTCCAACCTCTAATTCCTATTGGAGTAGAATTAAGATTTCTACCAGTTGTTATTTTACCATCAGGAAAAATATTTAAATGTTGGGCTATGTAATGTCCATGACCATCACTGCATCCCCATTTACTTTTTCCATAAGAATCTAAAGATTGAGTTCTTCCAAAATGAGGTTCAGAAAATACTTTTTTATCAGTCTTTTCCCAAGTACTATAATTTGGTAAGTCCATCATATGCACCTGAAGTCTAGTTATTTTTCTTGTTACTTTTTGCTTAGATAACCATTCCTTTACATCTTTTTCATTTTCTAATAATGTAAAACCATTTTTAGTCTTCATTATTTATCACCTTCTTTGTTTTCAATTAAATTTTTAAAAGCTTGATGAAGCCCTACAGAACTTAAACCACTCAACATTCCTCCTAGTAATACATTTACATTAAAATAGCCTGCTATAAAGTAGTTTAAAACCACTCCTATGCAGGCCATGATTAATGGTATATATTTATTAGGTATAAAATCTAAACTTGTTTTTATTACATATCCAATACAACAACATACTAATATTACTGCAACTACTAAATAATTACTTATAACACTTAAATCTAACATTTATCTCTCTCCTTTATTTTCTAATTCCTTTATTTTTTCTTCAACAACGCTCATTCTGCTTATAAGATTATTATGACGATCTACCCTGTTTGATAAAATTTGTATATCTTCTTTTAAATCTTTTATTTTCTCATTAATTACCGCTGTATTTTTATTATTAGAAAAATATGAACCTGCTAAGGTCCCTACTAATGCGAGTACTGCTATAATTATTTCTGTATCCATAAATATTCCCCCTATTCTTAAGGATATTTTAGTCAATTTTTTAATACAAAAAGGACCTAAATTTCTTTAGATCCTTTATATATTCAAATTATGCATTTAATCAAAGTACTGTTTTATTTGTTGGACTGTATAAATTTCTTCAACTAGTTTAAATTTATTTATAGTACCATTAAAGAATCTTCCTTTATTGCCACTTGTGTCTTGGAATGCTCCTAATAGTAATGTTTGGTTAACTGAAGTTATATTACCAGCAGTTTCTGCATTACCTAAAACTGTTCCTATGTTATCGTATAGTGTAAATAAGTTTCCTTGTTTTATCAAAGCGTATTGTATTGAATTATTAATTGTAGGTGCTGGTCCTGTGTATATTATATTATTATTTGGTATTACGACCCTTCTATTATTATTATTTATATCTATATTAACACCTGGATATGGAGAAACCTCATTCATACAATGAACTATCGAATTATTTCCACCAGTTGGAAGTTGTGTAGGAGTAAATTCAACTAACATAGTCCAATCTTTACTTATATTACCTGGTGATAATAATTTAATATTTGTATCTTTATAAGTTGAAGTACCGTCACATACTAGAGGTTCTGATAATTCATAATTTATAGTTGATATATTAGATAAATTAGATACAGTAACATTACAAGTAGCTGATTTAGTACCGCAAGTAGCAGTTACTACAGTTTCTCCATTCGATACTGCTTTTACTAAGCCATTATTAACAGTTACAATTCCTTCAGGTGATACACTCCATACAACAACATCTGTTGTAGTACTTGGTTGTACTGTTGGTACTAATTGATAATTGTTTATTGTAGTACTTCCTGTTATATCTGCACTATTTAAGTATTCACTAGGATTTATTACCACTGCTATGTTATTAGTTTGTATATAATTAACAATATCAGTTGCAGTATCACCCCAAGTAGATGGTACTGCTATATTAAATAATGTTTTATTTTGATATTCTCCTTTAGTACAATATCCATTATTCATTCTTGTAATTGATATATTTGCTTGATCTGCGTTTAAATTCATTAAAGTATTAATAATTTTATATATAGTACTACCTAATTTTATTGCTGATACATCGTAATAAACTGTATCAGCATATAATTCAATTATTTTATAATCTCCACTTGTTGTTAATAAACTTGGTGTAGCTATTACACTAGCTTGAATATCAACATCTTTATCGGTAGTATTTGCTAAACTATGAACATATTTTAATGATACATTATTTTCATCAAACGATAATGAATTAGGGAATAAAGATATAGAAATACGGCAGTTAGGGTCATATACGTATATTGATATATTCTTACCACTTATACCTCCCATATTAGCACCAATTAGTTTGCCACTGTTATCAAATATAAATATTTTAAAATAATTATAATTAACGGTAGCTGATAATGTATATAATCCTGTAGCAGGTAATTTAATATCTGTTATGCATTTATCAGTCCCATTATTCATTGCACCGGTAGAATCGTTAAGTTGTCCATCTTTCCAAGTAAGTCCTTCAAGTAAATTAGTTTCAGTATCAGGTGTAGCACCTTCAATAGTTCCTAGTTGTAATGCAGTTTTATCTAAAGCTATACTAGTGCAGGCAACAGTAGGTAAATTCACGGTAACATTACAAGTAGCACTATGACTACCACAAGTTGCAGTAACGATGCAAGTACCATTACTAATAGGTGTTACAACTCCATTATTAACAATTACAATTCCAGTTGGAGATACACTCCATACAACTTTATCTGTTGTATTAGTAGGAGTTACAGTTGGGATTAATTGTTGATGAGCCCCTGAATATTTTTTAGTTACTATTACATTGGATAAATCTGTTAAACTAAAACAAAGTCTTATATAAGCAGTATTTGCAGGAGGATTTTTTATATTAATAGAAGTAGCTGTTAAATCAACAGCTGCAGAGGTATTTCCGTCTTCCCAAGTATTATTTGCAGTATAACATGATATTGCTTTTTTATCACTATCATAAGCTACAGCTCCACATCCATATTGACTTGTAGGTTGAGCTACTGTTAATGTATTATTACTTGTAAATGGTATAAAATCCGTTGTTGTATCAGGCGCAGACACTCTAAGTCCACCAAAAGTCAATCCTTGGTTCTCAATCATCCATCTTCCTCTTATTATGGAATAACCTTTTGAAGCATTTTTAGTAATGTCTATAACTTCATCGGGCATACTTAAACTTGTAAATTGAAGTTCAGTTTTATCTAAAGTAATTGCAGTACAAGGAGTAGCTTCTTGTAGTGCATTAATATAACCATCAACATATGTAAGTCTTGCGTTTATATAGCTTCTTAATTGTTGAATATTGTTAGTAGTTTTAGAAGGAATGCCAGTAAATTTTCCTGCACCAGTTGTACTTGCATAATCTTCCTGTACTATATCTTTAGGACATACATCATTGAATTCTTCAAACTTTTGTATTATGTGACTTACTGATAATACATCTTTTCTTAATTCTGCATATCTTGTTTTTAATTGTGGTATAAATAATTGCTGTAATCTTAAATATAATAAATTTCCTTGTTTTGCTACTCCATTACCTTCATCTTTTAAATCTTGGAAATCTTCACGTGCGTAGTCAGTGGCAACAAATTTTGAACCATTCCACCAAAGCCCCCAAGTACTATCCATATCATACATACTTGCAATCCATTTAATTCCATCATAAGTAAAGAATAATTGGTTTTTACCAAAGGCATCAAGTCCTGTACTAACTATACCATATAGTAAATAATCTATTAAACTATTAACATTAATATAATTACCTAAATTAGCTTTAAACTCATCATCACTGGAAGTCATAACAAAATTAACTACATTAGTCCAACTAGTTTTTATTGCAGCAGGAACTACGTCGTGTAGTTCATCTGTCCAGTCGGTACCATCTATTACTGGTAATGCTCTAAAACATGCACCTACATAATTTTCACCACATAAAATGCCGTGAGTATCTAATGTATCGTCCATATTACTCATCCATTTGTCTTTTGGAATATTAAGAGTATATCTACCTTGGTAGCCTCCATTTCCATATACTATTATAGGAAATCCATCTATGGCACCTTGGTTAGGAGAAGTTCTAAGTAATTCTGGTAAGTTAGTATAATCGTTTCTAGTTTTTACTACATCACCCCATATTTTAGCTGATACAACGTTTCTCGCATGGGTAATGTCTATCCAGTTTGCCTTAAGGCAAAACTTACTTTGAGCGCCCCAACCTTTAAAATCTATTTTTAATTTTTTTGCTTTATCTTTATCTTTATATAAGTTTATAGTAAAGTTCTTTTTAGGGTATGACATTGAGCTAGTACCTTGACATTTTATTTCTGCCCAACCATGATATTCTTTTGTTTTACTATAATAGTCAAATTTCAACATTGTGGCAGTTTTAGAAGTTGGTAATGTACCTTCACTAAAATATATTCTTGGCATATCCATTAACTGCGGTTCTATAGTATTACCTATAGTTCCATTCTCAAATTTACTTGCAATATCTTTATATTGCGTATTAAGTACTTTACCTTGTGCAGCACTCAAAGCAGCAGTAGTTGAGTCACTTTCTAGATTATTTACAACTTCTATTGTACTTCCACCTGCAGGTAATTCAGTTCCACTATCTAATTTTGTTCCATCCTCTTTTGCTAGGTATATTTTCCCACCTTCTACTATAGATTTAGCAGGCATTTTATTTACTTTGTCTACATTGTCTTTTGCTACTTTTTCAAGTTTATTTAATTTTGCACTAGAGATTACATCTCCATTTCCCCAATTAGTTTGATTGTAAGTTCCGTCACTATTATAAGTATCAATTGCATCTCCATCTAAACTAAGCATAGATACATCTGCTACAGCACTGTTAACTGTTGCTATGTCACCTTCTTCAAACAATGGTTTTAGAATATGTACTGCACCTTTTATTATTGGAAGTGATCTTATACTTTCTTGACTTTCATTAAGAAGTCTTAGTTGTAAATCATAATCTCCTAATTCAGTATCTTCATCTATTAATTGTCCCTCTATTACAAATACAACTTTACCATCGTCAGTAGCTTGTATTGGGAATTCCTTTTTCACCTCTGCATTTTTATACCACTTAACTTGTGCATAGGATGCTTTATATTTCACTAGTAAGTTACTTAAATCATCTGACTTATATCTGTATTTATTATCTACAATTTCTATTAACAATTTAATATTTCTATCATTCTTATATAGAAATATTTCTTCATCTAATTTGGCTGTATTCTTTGAAACTGTCAACTTACAATCGGTTGTGATGTAATCATTATTAGCCATTTCAAACACCTTCCTTTCAAAATAAAAAAGAGAACTAAAAATTTAATTTTAATTCTCTGCTTATTTATCTATTTTATCTGTGGATTTTAATTCTTCATTTTCTTTTTTAAGTTTATCTATTTGTTGCTTATATATTTCACATTGAGCTTGAAATAGTACTTTTTGATGATTAGCTTGTGCCAATTCTTGTTTATATATTTCAGTTATTATATTTATTGCATCCATTCAATCACCTCCTATTCTGTATAAGTTACTTTCATTGTTACACTACCACTACATACTGCATAATTTGCTGAATTATAAGTGGATTGAATACCGAATCCTTTTATAGTACCACCTGAAAGTGCATTAAGTATAGTACTATTAGTTATAGTTAACTTTCCACTATTACCAACTGCTATACTAACACTTCCACAACTTGAACCGTATGAAGGTTTCCCACTTGGTCTACTTGCATAGTTATGAGTCTTAACTACTATAGGTACTGCTGCATGAACACCACCAGATATTCTCTTAATAGTAAGTTCAATCTTAGTGATATTTTTTTCTTTGAATCGATTGAATTGAGTACCAAAGAACCAACATCCATTACAATCTCCGTAGCCATAATCACCTTGTCTTGCAGTATTATCTTGTTTCCAGTTATTATATACAGAACTTCTATAAGTGTCCCCACTATTAGATTTTATAGTAATTACTTTTGTAGTTGATGTAGTAGGGGCTTTGTCTGGGTCTGTAGTTTGATTACCTCCAGCAAATGTTGCTTTTGCGTGTTGTATAATTTGTCCTGGTAATGTTTGAGCGGTATTTGCAGTTAAACCACCGCAGTGAGCTGCATTGGCTATTGTTATAAATGCACCACTAGCAGTTTGAAATCCGTATTCACTACATACACCGGCGGAACTCGCATCGTGTATTCTTGCACAGGCACTACCTCTGTACCCTATTTCACAGTTAACTAATGTAGTATTTTTAATATACATTGAGGCAAAGGCATCCCCGATATAACCTACAATATTACTTTGCCCATCACTGTGTTTATTATCACTACCATAAACTTTAACGCTGTATGTATTGAGTGAACTACTTTCCTGCGATATAATACTACCAGTTCTACCAGCTACTGCACAACCTGTGTCGGGGTGGACAACACCGATTTGTCCTTCTTCTGTACCTGGCCAACCGCCATATACCCATAATTTCGCACTACTCATATAGTTTCTAATATATCCGTATAATGTATGTCCATCGAGATAAAATTTTATTTGTCCACTAGTATAATTTTGAAAGTCTGCATTTTCGGTTATATCCCCACGCATCCATATACTTACACATTTACCATTTAGGAATTTAGGTAAGGCATCTAATACTCCTGCAACTGTTTGATATACTGCGCCTTCTGCTAATTCAACATCATCACTACCAGTTGAAGGATCTATCTCAATCTGTATGTCGTCATCTAGTGTGCTTGGATATTGTGCATTATTTATTTTATTTGCGGTAATTGTATCAGCAGTTAATTCACCCTCAACGGAAAAACTATCTCCTATAACCTCACTACCTTGTATTTGAGCACCAACTATATTCCCCTCACTATCAACACTAAATGTATTACTTTGATTTCTAAAAGTACTACCTATTATAGTTGCACCTGTAATAGTTTTACCATCAATAGCTCCATCAACTATCATATCCCCAGTTATTTTTACTTGATTAGCTATAACAGTTAATGCCTCATCTGTTAATGTCATTGAGCTTGAACTATTACCTCTGACCATCCAAGAAAATCTATCAGCCAATTGTTCGTATTTTGTTTCATTGGCTTTTATTACTGAACTTTTGGTAATTGCTGCTACTGGTATAGTCTTATTAACAGTTGTTTTTTCTTCTATATTAATAGTGACGTGTATTTCCCCGGCATTACCTGTTGCAGTAAGGAGCGTGATAGTTTTATTATCACTCTCTAATTTTGCAGTACAATTAGTTGTATCGGTTATAGTTACTTTATACTGACCCTTAGTAGGTGTTGTACTGACTGCAACTAATGGAGTAGTTCCATTGTATATATCAATTCTAGTATTTTTACTAGTTTGTTCTACCACAACTTTATTGACTGTTGTGGTGAACGTATTACTATATATCTCACTCATAATATCACCGCCTATCTTAATGTACCATTACTTACTGTTAATGTAACACTTCTTGATACACCATCTTGTGTTGTGGCAGTTATTACAGCACTACCATTAGCTCCCGCATAAGTAGAACATAATCCACTATGAACCCAAACTAATTGGGAGTCACTAGATGACCATGTTAATGACTTATTAATACAGTTATCATTAAAAGTAGGTCTTACCATACAGTTATGTGAGTTATCATTCCAATCCATAGCAGTTAAGGAGAAGTCACTAGAATTTAACACTACATTATCAGTACTTAATGGATAATATTTAACCCAATCAACATATTGAGTTATTTCAGTTGTATTACTATCAGGAGTACCACCACTAGCGCCAATTGCTTGGTTAAGTAAAATAAAGTGTGGTATATGGAATGCTCTATTATCAGTAGCATTTGTTCTACTTAATTCATGGCCATCAATAGAGAAAACTAAACTACCATCTGTATTCCATTCCATAGCAAACTCATGCCAATCACCAGTAGGATAATTATTATACCATACACGACCACTTTCTTCTTTTTCATTGAAGAATGTACCACAAGTTAACTTGCCATTATAAAATTCCATTACATCAAATTCACCACAATAAGCCCACCATTCACCTAATGTGTCAGGGCTACCATTTTCTTTATATCCAAATTCAAAACTATCTCCTAAAGTCCAAAATGCGCCGAAAGAACCATTCCAATTGCAGGCTCTAACTCTAGCCACTATTTTACCGTACATAAAAGCAAAATGTCCTTTAGAGATAATTGATGCAGATGTCCAAGAACCATCACTTGCTTTTTTACCTCTTAATGCTAATATACCATCGTTGATTTCAGCATTAGTGTTTGTATATCTTTGAGTTTCATTATTTCTAACATAACCCAATTCATATGACCATTTATTTGGGTCTACGCTACTACCTGAGAAATCATCTATCACATAAGCCCCGGTGGAATCCAATAGTGAACTTGAACTTGACCCATTGTCATTTAGTGTACCCGTGATGGCAGTACTTGCATCACCAGTAGCACATATTAACATCTTTGTTATATTCGCTGGTACAGTAAATGTGTATGATAAAGCTTTATTTGACCAATCATCTGTGTTGCCTTCGACAAATGATACATAAGAATTTGATGAATTATAATAACAAACACACACATAATTAGCTTTATTAAGGTCTATAGTATAAGATTTACCGGCAGTTACACTTATATAATTTAATGTACTATAATATGTTCCATCTGTGGTATCTGTAATTACACCATCATTAAGTCTTTTATATTGAGTAAAAGCTAATTGATTATTATCTACTAAAGTAACAGTAAATATATTACTTGTCTTAGTAGTACCTTTGGCAGTTGTAACTCTTATAGCCATATTATATGTTCCGGCAGCTCCCGAATTATCGTGTTTAAATTTATAATTTGTTCCGGTTGCAGTCACATCACTTGTCTTATCATAGAATGTATGTCCGCCATCCCATGAAACTTCATGTTTTGCTACTGCTATATTTGTACTATATTCGATATAAAATTCTGTTTGTGCAGTTTGTGTTATGTTTGCTATGTTACTTATAGTTAGAGTTTCAGGAGTAATTTCTCCACCACCACTTTCAGTATACACACATTTTAATTTACAATTATTGTATGTCCCATTATCCCAGCTACTAACATTAAACACAGCACTTGAACTAGTAAAGGAAGTAGCACTTATATAAGTACTACCACCATCTTTACTCAGTAAAATGTCTGAAATATTAGTAGCATCGGTTGTAAAATTTATTGTCAAAGTATCCCCTGTTGTACTGGGATTACTTGTTACGGTTATTGTTGCCATATAAACACCTCCATTAATCACAAGTAGTTACTATACACTCTTTACTAAGTATTATAGTATACCCGTCTTGATTTTGAATTGACTCCTTAACTTCATTTAATCCCTCTTTTGTTGCATAGGTAGCACTTACTGTCATCTTGAATCCATCTAATGATTGTTCTAATTTTGCTTGTTTACTAGTCACTACTTTCATTTGTTCTGCTACTTGCTCTAATGTTGGTATTGTATAAGTGGTTTGGGAAGGATTCTGCCATACTAATTTATATCTTAACCATAGGTATTTATCCTGTGTTACACTTGGCATACCATCAAGCCAAATACCACCGGTTTGTGTAGTTTTACTAGTTGATAAATACCACTGAGGAGTTGAATTAACTAATGATTGCCCCTTATCACCTTGAATACCTTGATCACCCTTAAACTTACTCCATCTGTATTCAGTTTTGTCGCTACCTTCACTAGATGTTGTTTTATTAGTAGCAATACCTATATATTTTGTTGTATCTTTTGGTGTATCGTATAAGTCTGTTCCGTCTGCATTATCACTGTATTTAATCCATGTGTAATAAGTGGTACCATCCTTACCTTTTTCCCCCGGTACACCTGTGTCACCTTTATCACCTTTAATTAGACTCCATGTATAATCAGTAGGTGTATCACTCTCAGTTTGTGTAGTTTTATTATAAGCAAAACCTATATAAGTTTTACCTGTAGGGTCATTGCTAATACCAGTACCTTCTATAGTGTCTGCATATCTAATCCATGTATAGTAAGTTTTACCATCAGCTCCCGGTGTTCCTGGTACCCCTTGCAGACCTTGATCCCCCTTATCTCCTTTTTCACCTTTAATATTACCACAATCTACCCAGTCATTTTTACTAGTTGACCAAGTATATAAAGTACCATTAACAGTATAACAATCTCCAGGATTTCCTGTTGGATGAGCTTGTTTTAATGCTTCTAATGAAGGATATTTGTCTAGTATATTTACTCCCGTACCATCTTCACCTTTAGCACCTTGAATACAGACTGGAGTGCTATATGTTGTTGTTCCATTTACCTTACCATAGTTGATACGTTGCCAAATATATTTTCCTTCTTGCCATTGTGGAGTTGTTGTTGACCAACTACCCCCTTGTAGTGCAACTGCACTAGTTGATACATAATATTCAATGGAAACACTATTAAGAGTTGAACCCATTGAACTAATAGTTTGCTCATGTTTATCTACTGTATCTTTTACACTATTGAAGGCATTTTTTAGAGTAGTAGTTGTACCATCTTCCTCAATAGTAGTATCAGCTATTAATGTTTCTATTTTTCCATTAGCTACTCCTATATTAGTTGTATTAGTAGTTACTTGTGTTTGTAATTTACTCATATCTCCATTGGCAGTATCTACCTTAGTAGATAGGCTGTTAAATAATACATCTAAAGTTTGATTTTTATCATCAAATTTTATTTTACTAGATTTAAGAGTATAGCCGCTCTCATTCATAGTACTGAATAAACTTGCTATATCAAGTTTACCTGCACTAATATTGGCATTGTCTGCTACTTTAGCATTTACTATTAGTCCATCTTTTATAGCATCACTTGACTGAATGCCATTCTGATTAATAAGTTGACCTTTTCCGTCTGCTCCATATAATGTAAATGTAAAATCTCCTTTGGCATCTTTTCCTATTTGAATACGTACATTGCCTGCCTTGTCTTTAAATTGTTGAAGATTACCTTGCAATAACATTGAGCCATCATCACTCTGAATACTTACATTATTAGTATTAATTGTTCCAGTATTAATTTTGTTTGCACTTACAGTATCAATCATAGCGTCCTTTATTAGAGCATTCTCAATAGTTGTATTTTTAGATGTTAATAACAAGTTTTGTATATCTTTTATAGTTGCACTATTGCCAATTAATACTCCTATATGTGCTAAATCTGATTGTAAGTTTTTTATAGTTGCATTAACTGCACTTAAATCTCCGACATTTAAATTATCAATTTTAGCATTTACAGCTGTAAAATTATTTGTTGTAAGGTCTTTGAACTCACCTAAATCAGCTTTTACCTTTTGTGCTTCCAATTCTACTACTTTTAGTTTTGGTACGCTTTCCCCATCTAATAATAAATTACCTTCATCATCTATATATAACCATGGAGCCTTTCCATCTTTTGTAAGTGTCTCCAACAGTTCCTGTAAGTCTTGTGGGATTTTCGTATCAGGGTCAGTTTGTAAGGCTTTTGTTTCGGGGTCACCACACAAGTCAGTTATTGTTTGCTTAGCAGTTTCCATGTTGATGGTTGCATCTTGTAGGTCTGCACTCATTTGATCTGTCATTTCTTCTGTACTTAATGCCTGCATTAATATACCGACAATTGTATCCATAGCCTCATTATAATCCTCTCCGGCTTGTTGGATATCACCTATTTTGGGATCCTCGCATTCTTCGTCTTCTATACCTTCAACTTGTACATCAATTCTATCTTGGTCATCTTCTACAGTGTCAGGTACTTCATAATATGTATCATCTTCCGCAGCTCTATCGGAAGCAGCAACAGTAGCTACTTCCGGTTCCTCTGCAAATTCTTCCATGTCCTCATCTAGTGTTGGCCACACAATTATCTCACCGTCATCATCATATATGGGTCTATCAACGTGCTCTTGTCCGTCACCAACCACATTAATCCCTCCTATCCTATCATAAATCTACCTACAAATAATATATTCTTACTTGATAGGTCTTTTACTTTTACCTTTCTAAATACTCCATTTGTCAATCCATTAGCACATTCAAGTGCCACATAATCTCCAGCTTTATCTTTTTCTACTACTATGGCAGTATGTGATATCGCCATAAAATGACCGTTATTCTTACTATCTGCATCCATAAATATTATATCTCCGATGGCCAAGTTCTTAAATGTTTCTAAGTCTGCTACATCCACGACCCAGTTCTTTTGGACAAAATATTTTCCTATGTCCGCTTCATCTCTAGTACTTGGAATTGCCCAGCTTACATTGTTATTTCTATTATTATTAGTTTTCTTTTCGTTGCCGTATGGTGATTTTTCATAAGTCCAACCTGTTAATACATAGTTAAGAAAACAACTATCATCAATTTGATACTTACCATTTGTTTTCCACTTACTGATATTATCAGCTGGATTCTTGAAGTCACATGGAGTAGTTGCGTTATATTTGAACTTACTATTATTATTGTAGTAACTGTTGGCAATTTTAACCAAATCTGCCGAATATTTAAATAGTGGTTGAGCATAATTACTACCTTTTTTCTTAGCTCCAACACTTCCCAAATATGCCTTATCGCTAATGGTAGTATCTGGATTATAGTACACAGATACAATATAAGTAGTATTTGCCTTTGGTAAAAGTACTCCGTTCTTACAGTCCACACCTTCTAAATACACTGTATCCGGTTGTATTAGCTTGAACCCTTTTGCAGTCGTGAACACGATACGTGCATAGTAACTATCATTGTAGTTTGTAGATGAAGTTGCAGGCACTCTAAATTGTAGTTTTTTCAATGGTTTATTATAAGTGTATACCCTTTGGCTATCAAGCATTTTATTACTAGTTGCACTGTCACTTTCCCATTCTGCTCCTTCACCAAAGTATAATATTTTCTTTTTATATTCTTTATAGTATGTTTGTGTACTTGCTTTATCTTTCATTCTATATCCGTCTGTTGTTAGACTGCTAAGCCAATAATATTTATCTGTGGCATCACACATATCTTTTGGTTTTCTTAAGAATATAACGTATCTCGTCTTGTTACAATAATCTAACATCATATTATTAAGAGAGTCTATTGCTGCATTCATTTGTTGATAGTTACCTGATTGAGAACTTCTCAAACGAGGTTCTTCACATACAAATATAGGCTTCTTCGGATATTTCTTTAATAGTGCTTTTATTAGTGATTGATAGTCTTCCACAACGTTATCTACATTATCCCCAAGTGCAGGAACTCCGAAAGCTAACATTACATGACTAACACTCTTAGGGTATGGTGTTTTGTCGGTAACTCCGTTAACAGTGATGTTAGTAATAAGTTTTCCACCTTCTACAAAATCTTTAGGTGCAGCACTGTTAAGTCCTTTAAAAGTAATTTCATAAGTTGTTCCGTCGTCATCATCCACTATATCTTTTGGAGGTGTTGGTTTTGTAGCTGATTGATTTTTCACTTTTGCCTCTTTATCCGCTCTTGCTAAATCCCATGGTCTAAGTATTATACCATGTGTATACCAATGAGACATACTGCCTCTTGAACTATATGTTATACTCATGTCCTCGTATCTTATAGCTCTAGGCCATTTATGACCACCACTAGCATGGGCTATCATACGTTTACCATTTACTTTTCCACAATACACAACTACGTGGTGAGTACCGGCAGTGGCATATTTACTATTTCCACCTGATTTTGATGCCCATGCAACTGTTACATTTGAAGGTACAGTCGCATTACTTAGCATAATTAAGTCTCCAGGTAATAATTCATTAATTGTTTTACTTGTTAGTTTCTTTAACGTATATCCACTATATTTTGTAGCACTTTTTACTAAAGTACCGTAGGCACAATTGGCTCCACCATATTTAGCAGTTACACTTCTAAGTCCGGCATATAGGTATGCACATGAACTAAGAGAAGAACACACATAACAGTATGGATTTTTAATACCGTGTATAGTTCCACTAACTCTATATCTTTTACTATCATCATATATACAAGCTCCTGCATAGTAAGTAGCTTTTTTATATTTCTGGTGTAATTCACATATTTCCTTAGCCTTATTGACTATTTTCTTTCTAACGTTTTCAGCAACGCCTTTTTTATTAGTAGTGTTACCCTCTATTTTCCATGTAGGGGCACTCTTAACACTTGCTGCTCTAGTCATTGCGGATTCAGTTGATACAGCAGTAGCTTCTGCGCTCTTATTTGATGTACCTGGTTTTATTGCTCCATAGCCTCTTTTTCTACCTTTTTCGTCAATACAATATGGTAATTGTCCATCTACTACCTTATACCATCTTAGATACCATTCTATATTTGTAGCAGTTCCCGCGTGTTTATTTGCTACATACCATTTTCTACCATCTGCCCATGCGGCAGTACCTTTTTCCAATTCTTTGAAATATAAAGATTGTACTTTAGAACTTTGTACTGTATATCCATATCTATTAACCCATGATAAACCATTTTTCATTGCAACATATCTACATATTAATAAATCGCATCCATATAAACCAAAGTTATATCCAACCAATGCGGCGAATATGTTCCATTTAAAACGTTTTAAGGATTTTCTAAGTTCATTACAACCAAACATTACTTGATTAGCTACACCCTTATCCACTTTTACCCCGTTAATAGTACGTGTACCACAACTTTTAGGTTTCATAGTACTATAGCTTGGGGTAAAGTAGTCTTTACTACCATCCTTAAATTCTATAGTTTGTTTTTTTCCAAAATATGCGTCCCTTTCACATTGCATAAGTCCATATCCTCCACCACTATACTTAGTAGCGTCATATGGATTGCCACTGGATTCTGCATATATTATTGCATAAACTAGTTGTGGGTCAAGTCCAAATTTTTTACTATAATGTTCTACCATAACATATATTTTCCAATGGTTGGATTTACTTCTCAAATTTTTTAAATCACTATATTTATCACTCCATTTACCTAAGTCGAATTTAGCATAATAATCTACTGCCGCTTTGTATTGTTTTGCAGTTTTACTACTATCCTCCTTTTTATCAGGCTTAGGTTGGTCAGGCTTAGGTTGTGTAGTAGGTGTTTTACCTTTTATTTCACCACATTTATATTTAATGCAGTCGTGGATTCTACTATCTCCTATCCATAATCCATTGTCTATGCTCTTTATATTTATGCTTCTGTAATCCTCTGTATCATCGCTTATTTTATCTGTATCATCCCCTGGTTTTATGGGATCTGGCACTACTTTGTCTGTATATTGTTTAATAAGTTTATCAATTAATTTTTTATCCACTCCTAGTTGGTTTAAATAGTTTCTAATAGCAAGTAAATCACTAGCGGTTAATTTACCATGCTTTTTAATTATATCTACAACATCTTTGACTATATCATCCTTATTAAGGGATTTTATTTTGCTACGCAGTTGTTTAAAGTTTCCTAAAGTCACACTATTTTTAGAACGGTCTGTAAAACTGATTTCAAATTTTGAAATACGTGCTTCTAGCTGAATCGGTGGATTAAATTTTCTACTGACAACATAGTTAGTATCACCAACATCAATTTCCTCATAATCTCGTTCAGTCATGTACACTGGTATCTCATAACTAAATTTAGTTTTATTCAGTTCTTTTAGTTTTGCATATCCCTCATGTATTAATGTGTATATATCATCGGCATCACTTTTATATTTCATCAATACATATTTTCCACCATTATTAAGCATCTCATGTGCCTGCTCATCGAATATATAGTTTTGTCCAAGAGGTTTGTCTGTTGGATCGCCTTGTTCTTTTTCCCATTTGACATCACTAATAGTAAGACCATTCTTTCCTACTGGTATAATACCACTGCAGAAGTTTGTAATATCTCCAGTACGTTTCATACCATAACTATTTCTATCACTCTCAAATCGTTTGTATCTCTTAGTACCACGTTCACCACTTGCAAAACAATCTACATAGAAGTTAAACTTACCACGTTTTATATCCACTGGAACTGTTCTAAATTGCCACTCACATTCATACAATATTGAAGTGGCATTCTGTATAACTGAATATACACTAGTAACCTCTGTAGCCTCTACCCTAAAGGCTTCTTCGTCTAATGAAGGGCTTACATACCCTACCTTGTAATTAGTATCCATTAATATTGTTTCTAGTAGTTTTGTGGCATTCCCATCAGCCACAAATTTATCCACATAACTATTGTATAATTCAATTCCTATAAACTCTGCATAAACTGTAATAACTACATCGTCTATGTGCTCAATACTAGTAGTTTTCTTTATCTGCATAAGTTTAAAGTTATCTTGCCAGTAAAATCCAATATAGTTACCTTCTAAAAATATTAATTGGTCTTGATAACTTACTTTAAAGGAGGCAGTATAAGTTTCTGCCCCTGTTAAAAGTTCACTGGTATATGTATCATCGTATACTTTTATACTAATTGTGTTTATGGTATTTATAATTTTTATCAGTTTTTTCGTGTTGTCTAAAATATATAAGTTTTTATTCATACATATACCTCCTATTCACTCGTTAAATCTAAATCTTGTGACGGTGTACTTCTGTCTTCATCAACTACACCTAACCATTTTTCTCTTATTAATACTCCTAAACTTGCTGATGTATCATCACTAAATACTTGTAATGTTGTTTCTCCTTCATCCACCGTGAAGTATGAACTACCAATGTCCACTAAATCATTCCTTAATTCATTGTTTAAATAGCAATCACCATTCTCAAAATCTAAGTCTAATTTATCACCACTCTCAAAGTATTTTACATTAACTTGCTCCTCACCTTCCGGGTTAAGCTCGTATACTCTTATATCACTAATACCTACTCCACAAGCATTCTCTAACTTATCTGCCATAGTTCCTATATATATTGCTAAGTAACTTAATGGGGCAGTAGAATACTCGCTACTGCGTTTGTTATTAGCTGATACAGATTGAGTAAATTTTCCATCATCATTCTTTTGTACTTGTGCACTATATACGTAGTTTTTACCAGTTTTCTTTCTAGTTAATGTGAAATATGCGTTGGCATCATTCCAGCTACCATGTTTACCACTCATGTAGTGGTTAGTAACAATCTTACCAGAATTATCAACTGTCTGGTCGGTCTTTTCTTTTGGTTTATCATTACTTGTGATTAATATAGATTTTTTACTCACGCTCACCTCGGCTTGATTATATTCAAAGTAAGGATTAATATCACCTAAATATAATCTAAATATTTGAGTACCATTGACATCGAATCCATATACCTCGGCTATTCCTGTCTTATGGTCTGCATATGCAGGGTCGTCACTGTAATCAACACTATTATCCAATGCTGCTGCCCCTTTAAGGTAATCTATATTTATATAACCAGTATGTTTTTTACCGTTCTTATCCTTCCAAGGTTTGTATATTCTATAGTATGTTATTGTCTGGGATGCACTATTAGAATCCTTTGGTTTATATGTATATGCTCTTTGTATTATTCTCAATTTTGTTCCATATGGTATAGTACATTCTACCTTACTGCCTGGGTTAGGCTTTGTATATACTGCACAACTACCTCCTGTTAATGTTTTACTTGGAGTTAGCCACATATTCGCCACGGTGAATTCCTTTACAGTACTTTTAGAATTGTCCTTTACTTGTTTCTTTATATATTTTGCAGATACATAATAGGTCTTAGTTTTATATTTTATCTTTGCCCAACCATTTTGAATTGTTACATCTGTTAATTTTGTACCTTTAGGTATAATCCCTTGAGATTTTCCTTTTGTGCTAGGTTGGGTTCTGTAGTTAACACCATTGGCAGTTACTTCATAATAAGTAACTTTGCCACCCTCAATTACAGTTTCTTTGACCTTCTCTTGCTCACTTAAAACATTGTTAGGGTCCCCATTCTTACCACTTGACCTACATTGCATTCTCACCATTACTTTAAAATCATCAAGATTTTTACTTAGTGCAATACGTGCACACGCTCCTTTTATTTTCTCTGTGCTACTGCCTAATTCACTAAGTATAAAACTATTACCGCTAGAAGAAATTGTAAATGATCCGCCTGTACCACGACCAGAATTAATATTAGCACCGCTTTGAATTAATGTGCCTACACTTTCACATGGGTTGTGCAATATAAGAGTTTGCTCCTTCTTTGTAGTGCTAAGTTGTAGTTGTGGGTAATCTCCTACTAATATTTTTTCTCCAGTTTTATTATTTTGTAATTGTGCAAAATGTGCGTCTGCACCAAATCCTATACTTACATATGGTAGTGTTGCTAATTCACCATTGTTTTCCACTACAACTGTCTGTTGGTTATCTTCTGCATTGTATGCCTGCACATTGTCACTATAGCTATATGGCGTGTGGCATATAAGTTCAATGTCAGCATAACCACTCATACTATTCTTTTTCTTTACCTTTAATGCACCTTTTAACATACCATAAATTGTAATATTCTCACAAAATTTTATTGGCACTTCCTGTTTGGTACTTAGTATATCATGCAAACATTGTACACGAGTTCTATATTCCTCCTCACTAGCTCCTATTACTGCAAGGGATATAGGAATAGTTACAGGATCATATTTTGCCCCGTCAAATATTTCTCCATCCCTGCTGCTAACATTTATGGTATCGATAGATTTTTCCGGTATGTAAGGTTTTTCTATACTAGTTACTATTGCTAAATCATTTATTTGCGAACCATTAAAATTAAAATAATTATACATAATCCTTATCACCTCTAAATCTATCTTGTTGGTTTTGTAAGTAATCATTTGTGTCTTGTACTGATTTAGCCACCTTTTGCCCTACCACTACTTTGTCCATTATAATTGGAGTGTTAGTATCTTGTAATGCTTTTCTATATTGTTTACCCATCTCTTTATAATCAAATTCTTGTTTACTATCTTGTATTGCTTGTGCCATACTTTTTATTGCATATAATAAACTACTATCTGTGTTGTTTTCACTATTTATATTAATACCGGCAGTACTCATATTAACTTGACCTAGAAATTTATTTGTATCTATCGCAGTTACCAAGCTGCTAGCATAATCTTTAATAGCCTTTATAGTTTGCCCCGCATTTGCTTCGATACCAACAGTCACGCCTTTAGGAATCATTTTACCTATTTCATCTCTAAATATTCTTGAAGGTGAGTGTATTCCTAAAGCTCCTTTTGCTGCATTTAAGGCTCTACTTGCTATATTTTGCATTGTACTAAATAAGCTGCCGGCAGCGCTTGTAATACCACGGATAATACCTTGTATGATGTCACTTCCTATACTTACCATTCGACCAGGTAAACTTCTAATACCATTTATAATATTTTCTTTGAATCTTTGTGCAGCTTCTCTACCCTTTTGCGCAAATCGTACTGCAAAAGATATTACTTTTGAAATTGTTGAAACTAGGAAAGTCCATACACGACCTGGTAATTGTCTTATAAATGTACTTACATTATTTAGGAATCTACTACCAGCTTGTTGTGCTCTACTTGCCATTTGTGATGCCCAGCTACCAACACGGCTAATAGTATTTACTAACCAAGTCCACACTTTACCTGGTAACTGTTGGATAAATGTAATGGCATTTTGTACGAATTTACTACCAGCTTCATATGCCTTTTGTGCCATTTGTCCTACCCATAGTACGGCATAAGCTACTGCAAAGCACAACCAGTACCATATAGTTTCCGGTAATTGGCTAAACCAATTTCCTATATTACTTATCATTTGTGGGACAGTTTGTGTGAAGAAGTTTTGTAATCCTTGTATGGCATTACTTGCCATTGTTTTTATAGTATCCCATAAGTTTATCCACCACTCTTTAAAACCGTCAATATTATTCCATGCCCAAATAAAACCAGCTACAAGTGCAGCTATTGCAGCTACAACTAATATAATAGGGTTAGCCATTAATACTCCCCATAAGGAACTTAATGCTCCACCAACAGTACTAACTACTCCTTGAATTATTCCAAATACTGAAGGTAAACCTGACAATACTCCACGCAGTAAACCAAATCCAGATCTTAGTATTCCAATAGTTTCTTTCATTTTAACCCATGCTTCTATCATTTTCCCTATGATTAATAATGTTGGGCCAATTGTTGCTGCTAATAATGCTAAAGTTACTATTACTTGTTTAACTGGTGCAGGTAAATTTTTAATTGCTAATAATAATTTAGTTAATAGACCTACTAATAACGAAAGTGGTCCAGTAGAGTCTCCTAAGCTAAGTTGCAATGCTTCCCAAGCACTGCTCAAAGTCTTTAATGCGCCTGATAAATTTTGATTCATCATATTAGACATCTTTTCAGCTGTTCCATTGCTATTTTCTAATTTCTTTGTGAATTCTTCTATACTGTCTGCGCCGGTATTACATAAAATTCCCATACCTTTTATAGAGTCTGCCGTAAATGTTGTCATTAATGCGGCAGTCTTTTGGGCATCTCCCATACCTTCTGTTGCTTTATCTACATCTGCTATAATATCAGTCATTTCTCTAAAGTTTCCATTAGCATCTTGTACTTGTACTTTTGTATTGCCTATTTGTATTGCACCATTTTTCATCTTTTGAGTCATATCTCTAATGATGGCATTCAAAGCAGTACCACCTTCACTACCTTTCAATCCAGCATCTGCAAATTTACTAAGTATTGCAGTAGTTTCTTCCAAACTCATACCGGCATTATGTGCATTAACTGCACAATTCTTAAATGCTTCTCCTAACATTTCAGTTGTTGTGTTTGAGTTAGCTTGTGCATAAGATAGTACATCTGCCATACGACCCGCTTGGTCAGCCTCTAATCCAAAAGCTGTTAAGTAATCCATTTGTTATTAACGTGGAGCTTTTTATCTATTAATAGTAGGTCAATTCCTACATCCACCTCTGGGAGTTTCCTCCATTTTCATCAACTAGTCAATTCTAGTTCAGTTTGGCATATATTTTCACCCTCGTTTAACGTTAGGTTTTCAGATTATCCTATATATAATCGTGTTAAGGGCTCTTGGGAACATTATATTCTATACTTTTCCATAAGAAAAAGCATAGGTTCAGTTCCTATGCTCTACAATGATTAAGGCATTTTAACTCCTTAATTTATCACGGTATTAGTTTATTATTTAAAAATATATCAATTTGTTTTTTATTATTATTTTTGTTTCCAAATTCCTTATGAAATTCTTTATGACATTCAACACAAAGTGTTATTCCGTTATTTATATCCGTTCTAAGTTCTTCTTTTTCTGAATAATTTTCTATATGATGTGCTGCTAAATGTTCCTTTTTATTACACTTTTGGCAAGTATAATTATCTCTTTCTAATACTTTTCTTTTCCATGTATTATAGCCTTCTATTATTCTATGTTCTATTCTGTACTCTTCAGAAAGATCAGGTTTATAATTAGGATTATTTTCTTTTAAAAGAATATATTTTTGATGTTCAGCTTTGCATTTTTGAGAACAATATTGATGAATATTATTTTTTATATCCCATTCTGCTCTATTAAACTCTTTCCCACAATATTCACATTTAATCTTAAATGTTTTCCCTTTGAAGTTTGGATTAGATATTCCTTTTAATAGTTGTTTTTGATGTAAACTTTTACAAGTAGTATTGCAATAAAAATTTTTTTTAATGGAACCATCACTATTTTTTAAGTTACAATCTAAAACTTTTATTTTCTCCCCACAATAACTACATGATATTATACTGTTTGCACCTTTATAATTAGGGTTATTTCCCCCTGTATTGAAAATTCTCATTCCTTTAGCTTTACATTTGTCTGAACAATAGTTATGTTTATTTCTATTTATTTCTGATTTTGTTCTTTCTAATTCTTTCCCGCAAATTTCACACTTTACGGATATTTTTTTATATATTCTTTTATTAGAACACTCTCTTGAACAGCATATTTGTGACTTTTTGCCTTTAAATTTTTTATTACAAACTGGACATATTTTTTCCAATAATATCACCTCTTAATATACTATATAGTTATATTATATCATAATAATATAGCATTTTCAAAGGTTACGATATCACATAACTTAACCTTTACCGTTTTCCCTTAATGCTTTATGCTATGAATTTCTTCATAACCGACCAATTACTTTTAGTCACCAAGTCAGATGCTTGTGCTAAATCCATACCAGAAGCCGCTGCGAGGTTTAATACTCCAGGAAGTCCTGCTGCAGATTGTTGAGCATCCCATCCAGCTACTTTTTTCATTGTCTAGGCTCTTTATCCTAGAACTTAGGTTTCCCTACAATGCACTCCAATATTTTTCATATCTTTCTTTTTTTCTTTTTAAAAAAATGTTAGAATCTTCATACATATATTTTATAATATCTCTATCCTTTTTATTAAATCTCAAATTATAATAATGTTCAAATTCTTCAACGTAAATATCTTTATTAAAAACTTTTTTGTAAAATGATAAAACTCCATTTAAAAAACACTCGCTAGCTATAATTAATGAGCATTGTCTTTCTCCTATATATCCGTCTCCATCAAAATATCCTCTTAAAAAGTGTCTCATTAATTCTTCTTTTAAAACAGGAAATTTTAAATTATAAGTTTTATTAGGATACAAACTAAATTTTTCATTCAATATATTTACCATTTTTTTAGAACATAATATAGCTGATTTTTGAGTATTATTTTTTTTATTTTTTAGAGTATTATTACTTCCTACACTTTTTAATAATTGTTCTAAAATATACGAATCTTCATTTTTTAAAGTAACTACTAGAGTTCTGTTTTCTTTATTTATGTACCCATCTGCCATTATTAATCCTAAAAAATAAGCTTTTTCTTCATTATCTATGTTTAAAAAGTATTCTTCATCAAAATAGTATTTTCTAGTATTACTTCTACTTAATTTTATATCGAATCTTTTTTCCCAATTAGTTATAGTTTTAGTACTTACATTGCACATTTGAGATACTTCCTGTAATGTCTTGCCTTCTTCTTTCATCTTTTTAAAAAAATCAATATTTTTATACATTGCATTTCTCCTTTTCATATTTGTTATTCTATATTTATTATAGCATACTCTATATGAAAATTCAAAATAAGAGTTGGACTATATCATTGCCCTCGGCTTTACGTTAGGGCAGAGGATTTCGTGGAAGTTTCTTCTGTTCTAGAGTACTTCTCCTAGTCTCTAAACCTTTCATATATCCCTATATGAAGTGGTAATTGATTAGCATATACATTTGTACTTAGCTTTCCAATTTTAACCCTCTTTTTTATGCTATAGATTTCTCTATAACCGCGCTAGCCTTTAACGCCATATATCCTAAAGCATCTGCTGCTTCCGTAGCACTATAAATCGTGTTTTGACCCATTTCTTTAGCAGTATCTTCTAATAATTGCAAATCACTACCAGTAGCGCCAGATAATGCTTGAACTTTTGACATAGCTTGTTCGAATTGCATTTGTGTTTTTACTACGCTAGCACCTAATGCCATTACCGGTGCTGTTATACTGGCAGTAAGCCCTGCACCTACAGTTGATAGTGATTTACCAAAAGAACTCAATCCTTCAAATTGTTGTTGAGTTTCTCTTATTCGATTTACTGCATCATTTAATCCACTATTGAAATCATTCATTTCTAATCTTAAATGTGCAACTATACTACCTAAATCTACTCCTGCCATAGCCTCACCTCCTTTTATGTAATAAAAAACTGTAAGACTTTTTATAATCTTACAGTTACTAATTCATTAATAAATCTAATCCTGGATTATGATGCTTGCTTTCTTGTATATCTTCTATAAACGTAGGCTTTTCACTCTTTCCATCCTTATTTGGTTGCATTCTATTATAAAGATATGTACATGCTTCATCTATACAGTATCGTGCATATATGTCATCGTCTTCTATGCCTAGTATATCACTAGGGCGACATCCGAAAGTTTTAGCAGTGCTAATAACATTTATTATCTTCCTACTTTTGAATAAAGGGTATAACTGCATTAACAGTGCCCGTTGATTCACTCATTATTTGCATCTTTTGAGTGTCAGTCATAAACATTTTTATATCATCAAATAATGGTTCTACCATACAATCTCTACAGATAGCATCTATCATTCCCATTACCATTTTAAGTTCATCTGGATTCATATCAGATGTATCAACTTTTCCCTTTGATTTTTTATTGCCTTTACTAATAAATAAATCATCTACTGTTTGTAATAGATTATTAGGAAGTTTTCCCACTGCTATCATTCCTAACATACTCGCAGGTTTTATTCTTACTTCGATTTTTTCATTTGGTTCAAATCCATCTATTTTTATAATTCTTGTAGCTTTATTTTTAAAAGCTTCCGCACTTATAACACTCATTTATATTCCTCCTAACAGTTTTCTAAACTACTGGATCAGTTGGTACTTCCTCAACAAAAGTTATTTCTTTTATTGGAAGATTGGCTTTCGTATTTTCTCTTGCTTTTATCTTAAATTCAGGTGCGTAATATCCGTCCCCAACTTCCATATCTGGGAATTTTCCATAGCATTTATTAAGAGTAATTTTTACATAATTTACTATGGAGTCTCCTGAATAGTTTGCAACGTATATATCGCATTTAAATGGTTTCCCTGTAAATCCTTCTGTCATCATTGGAGTAGACCATTTTTCTTCATTACCAGAACCAGTAACTTTATAACCCGCAACTAATTCAGCTGCTTTGGCATCAAAAGTATTATCAGTTAAAGTCATATCATATCCATAGATTAAATCATTAGTTCTCACAACTGCAAGTATTTGTTCTGGACTTCTTAATATATCTTCATCACCTTCGCTTAACACAGCTTCTAATTCTGCCTTTTGTGCAGTTTTAATGTGAGTTACTATTCCACTACTTTTAGCAGCTCCAGTTGACTCATCAAGTTCAGTCAGTACAACTTTCTTGATATTGTATAATATCGCCATGCGTTTCAATCCTCCTTTAATAAATATAAGTACTCGGCGTTTTGCATGATACCGTTGATATGTAGCAATGCAAATTTTCATCCCAGTACTCTTGCTTTAATTCATGTATTACTTCAATGTCATTTTCAGTTAACATTCTTATAACTTTTTTTCTTAATTCGTCTAGCTTAATTGGACTATTAGGACAATAAATATATATAATCCATATGTCCCATCCGGCCAAATCGTTATTCATGCTAGTTAATACACTATTTTGTTTTAATACCAAAGTATCTTCTGATATTTTGCTTTTAACTTGTTGCGTTATATCGACTTTACATATTTCACTTAGCATTTCATATATTTTAATACGGTTCACATACATTCACCGCCTATAATCTCAGCGCTAATAACATACTTTTAAATGTTTCAATTTGGCTATCTCTAGCTTCTTCTAATATTTTATATTTACCTTCAAAATCTCTTCTAGTCTCAAGCCATATACCATAGTCAACACCATGAGTAATAGATATATCAAGTGTTGTTCCTTCCCATTTAGCATCTGCGGTAATTCCAGCTGTTGCACTGCCAGTTCTATCAATCCATTTATGATTAGATTGAGCATATTCTTTCATTTGAGAAGCTACGGTATTACCTATGGTAGTTATTCCTGCCTTAGTTCTTTGGTCCATATTTCTTAGGTTGTTTATTACTTCACTAGCATCTATAGTAATATCACTCATTTAACTCAATCCTTTCAATCGGTATTTCATATAATAAATTGTAGTGTACTATGTCTAAGAAAATCCCAACTCTATAATAAACCCCATCAATTTCAAGATAATCATCTTCTTGTATAAGAATATCTTTCTCATAAGGTATGTATAAAGTTGCCGAGGCATCTAACTCTATAATTCCTTGTCTCTCATTAGTTTTAGTTGGTAAACGTGAACTACTAGCATTGTCTATAATTCCTTTTATTGTACCTATATATGTCATATTCTCATCTAAATTTTTACATCCGTATTCATCCTCACTATAAATATCCCTGTATACTTTTATCTCTGTGCCATATTGATTGATAACTGCATCAACTTTTGATTTTATAGCATTAATATTCATCTGCTCTACCTACGCACTTCCCAGTTAAAGATTTAGATATAGTTGAAGTACCGCTGGGATTTGCCATCCATTTTTTATAAAACATTTGAGCTAAATTTTGCCACATTTGAGAATTGTTTTTTATACTGATTGGTCCAATTGTAATATCTTGAGCATCTGCTTTCATCATGCAAGCAACATAACATAATTCATTCATGTCATCATATAAATTGCACATAGCTTCTAATTGATCATCTGAGAAATACGGATAATTTTCTTCTTGTAAAAATATTTTCGCTTGTTCTACATTTAACATTAAAATTCCTCCTTACATTAAAATACCCCTAGGAATAGAAGTCTCTAAACCTAGAGGTTATATAAAAGGAATATAAATGAGCTAAATTATATTATATCTCCTGCGCTACCACCTGTTTTAGCTGCACTTATATCTGCAACTGCACAATAATCAATTGCTTCAAATGAAGGTATCATTACAGAAGATACAATTGTAACAATATTAACAGGATGTTTTTCTTTGTAAGTAGTTATTGCAGTTCCTGTGTTCACTATTGATACTTGAGCATCTGAGCCTGTCATAAGGTCTGACTCTTCAGGAGTTGTTCCATACCAAGTTTGTCCTAAATTACCAGATGGCATTATTGCAACCTTATTATCTTCTATCAACGCTACTGGAGTTGTAGATGCTAATCCTGTTGAGTTATCTAAATTTGCAACTTTTTTAGCATATACAAATATAGAACAACCAGTAACATTTTCGACAAATGCTTTTAATTGAGCTTCAGATACAAAATAATTAGTATTGTTATCATTAGGGTACATCATTAAATGTATTTTTTTGCTTTCATATAATTTTAAGAAAGTATTTCTATTCATAACAAGTCTTGTTGGTCTAGTTCCTGTTTTAGTTTCCATATAATCACACCAAGCTATTATATCTCTAACTGGATCAGATGTATCATTTCCCCATCCTGCAGTACCTTGTCTTGGTTTGAAATTATTAGTTTGCCCATAATCATATATATATTTTGCTCTTCCGTCTGCACTTACTACACTTATTTTACCTTTTATTAATAGTTGCATTCTCATTATTTCAGCTTGAACCCTAACGCCTTCTACTAGTCTAGCAGACTCGTTGAATATATTTCGTATAAGAGGCAAAGCTAGTTCTTGTTGAGGATTATTAAGTAAAAGATTTATTTGTTGTCTATCTTTTTCGCCTATACGCATTGCTTCTCTGAAGAACGCCATTTCAGTAGCAACAGCTTCGAATCCTTCCTTTTCTCTTAATCTTGCTTTAGCATCATAGTTAGAAGGTTGTATTGCCACTGGTAATCCGTTGGACCCTTTTAACCAACTTATATCTGTTCCCAATTGTTTTTGTGCTGGGAATAAAGTTTCGCCAAAGTATGGTATTTTATTTTCTGGCTTATCCATTACAAAAGCAGCTATTGCTTCAGATGTTATATAATCATACAAATTAATATTCATATTATTTACCTCCTTTGAATTATTGTGCTATTACGTGAATTAATGGTGCATCTAGGTTAGCTGCATCTTTTAGTCTATCTTTTCTAACGAATCCATGAACAAGTACTGTTACATTTACATAGTCATCAGTATTTTCAGTATAATCATTTAATTTTACTGTATTGAATACTATTGCATTTCCTGTAGCTTTAGTTGAACTTGCTGCAGCAGCAGATTTAGTAACAGTTCCGTCATCTGCAAGTGCCACTACTTGTCCAGCTAATAATGCTTTATTTCCTGCTGGGTCAGTAGTAGTGAATGTTTTTAATACTGAATATTCTATTTTAGCAGTTACATTAACGTAATGGTCAGGAAATGCTAAAAAAGTTTTTTCAGGTGCTAATATTTTCTTAGTATTTAAATTTGGCATGTTATTTTCCTCCTATTTTTTAAAGTAATAATCACTATCTATTTGTTCTTCTGAGTTTGATTTGCTTTGTTGTGCCAATGCTTTTCCAAAATCTGATGCACTAACTGTTTTAGAATCGAATAGATTTAGATTGCTTGGTTTTCCTGGTGATCCAGTTCCAAAAAAATTAAATCCACCTTTATTTTGTTGTTCTTCAATTTCAAATAAATAAGATTTTTCTTTTTTAAGGCTTTCTACTTGCTCTTTAATTCCAGTAACTTCACCGTTGGTACCTACAGTTATTTTACTTTTATCTAAAAAAGCTAGTATATCTTTGCCTGTATTGTCCTTAGCTTTAAATTCTAAGGCCATATCTTTTACGGCATTATTTAATTGCATTTCCTTAACAGTCTTATCATAATTTGCTATTGAATCTTCTAAGACTTTTATCTTTTCAGAAGCTCCTTCTGTGCCTTTTAATTCATCTTTAAGTGTACCTATTTGTGTATTTAGTTCTTTTATTTTATCATTGGAGTTTTTAAGCTCCGATATCTTAGAATCTAATCTAGTTTTAGGTACATATATATTTTCTTTGCCGTCATCAACGAAAATTTTACATCCAGCTTCTTTTAAAGCATCATTTATTTTATTCTCTATTTCAGCAGCATTATCTAGTCCTGCTAAGAAATCTTTTAATTGTTTTGCCATATTAAATCCTCCTTTTACATCCTGGTGGATGATATATCAATGTTTTTGCTAAAACATAGAAAAAGTATTTTTATCATACAAGGTTATGAAGTAACCAAGAACTTAAGCCTTTTTACGCCATGCCTAGGGCATAAAAAAAGATAACCCGAAGGCTATCCTGTTATTTATTTCAAAATATAAATTTAAGCTTCCATTAAAGCTTTTGTATTAGTTTGTTGAATGAATGTTTTTATTTGATTATAATCCCAACCACAATCCACTAATCCACTTACTAAGCATTCCATTGATTGAACTGCTTTTAATTCTTCTGAACTAAAATAATCTCTCGGATTAGCTTTTTTATCTATTCCATATTCTTCTCTTAGTTGTTTAGCATTTTTATTAAATATTACTTTGTAAATACAGTTTGTATAAGTTGAATATGCATGTCCATGCATTCTTTCATTTTCATTTGATTGTTGGATTGATTTTGTTAATGCTTGTCGTACCGCTATGCCCTTTTGTCTTTCAACTAATTTTTCTTTTAGTTGTTTTTCCATAGCATTGAATTGTTTTATGTAAGCTAACTTAAATTGCATTGCTTTTTCTGTTGTATATCCCATAGCTAATAATGTAAAACCATCTCTATTCATATAATACATAGGTAACTTTTTACCATTTTTAGCTTTATAATTACTTTCAAAGAACAAACCCGAAAATTCGGGGCTACTAATTTTGTCTTCTATTGTTCTTATGTCTTCAAGAACATGGTAGTGTTCTTTTTCAAAAGTTTCTGCTACATCTAAGCTGCTTACAACAGTTACTTCTTCTTTATTTAATTTTTGTACTTCTACTAACATTAACATCAATCCTTTCCGTTGATTTATTATTTTTAGAAGGCGGGTAATTATCCCGCAAGTTCTCTATATTCATATTATTTCCAATTTATGGATTTTAAATTAATGAAAGATAATAAAAAAAGAAGCTAAATAGCTTCATATCTTTTTCATTCATATTAATATCCTCCTATAATGGAATATCTCCATACAATATATCCATAGTGCCACTGTTTTCTTCCCCTCTAATCCATTTGCCTATGTCTTCTGCCATTTGAATATTAGATACTTCTTTTCCATCAATACAGAATACATTTTCAAGATGGCATAATCCATTAGGATGGTCAAAAGGGCAATCTTCTACATCAAATATTTTCCCATCTCTATCCTCACATTGTTGACAAGTTCTTCCCGCTTGATGGTCACTATGCCATTTTAACTTTTGGGCATATGGATTTACTTTGTTTGCATTCTTTTGAGTTAATTGTGCTTGATGATTAAGTGTAGTTCTTGCAAGTCTTAATGCTTCATAATCTATGCCGCCAGCTCCATACCTATTAGCATAAGCACTACCTAACTTTTCTTTTATCTTAGCTTTATCCCAAGTCTTATGGCCTTGTTTAGCAAATTGAGTTAAATTTTTAGCTATTTCAGTAGCTCCTTTTCCCTCAGCTATCATACTTGTAATAGCTTCTTCTATCTTATCTCCACTTCTGCTAACACTTTCCCATAGTCTTTTGCTAAGTCCTTGGCCATCTTTATATATTTGCCCTTTAATCATTTGCTCTATTACTTGCCTATTAACTATATTGGCATTTTTCTTGATTTCTTTGTATAGGTCTGTGTCCTTATAATAGTCTACATCTTTCATTAAAATATCAACATGTGCATTAAGAATATTATCAGTAACTTTCATATTGTATTCTTTAATAATTTTTAGAATTTCATTATGTAATTGTTTGCAGTATGCTGTTCTTGCTATTTGAGTTGCATTTTTCTTATGTGAATTAGCTTTATATTGCTTCAACATACTATCAAAAGCTTTATTATATGCTTTAAGTATTGCTTGTTGCTCTTGCTTATTAAGTTTTAATTTGTTTCTTTTTAGGTAATTATTTAAATCGTTTAAATATCTATTCATATTAACCACCCAAATATTTTTCTTTAAGTTTTTTACCTCTTATGCAATTCTTAGTTTTTATAATATGATAATCTCTTATAGCTTCTTTATCGTTTACATCGCTAATCATCTTATTTCTTAGCTCTATAGCTTTAAGCATACCTTCTCTAAGCTTTTCATCTGTTACATTCACAATGTATTCTTTATAACATTCAGGACATTTAAAATAAGTTATTTGCATATTATCTTTTTCTTTTGTGTGAAGCTTTATTGTGAATTTTCTATTGCATTTGTCACAAATTGTTTTATTCATTGCCTTCACCGCCAGCATTAAAATCATCTAATCCACTAGAACTATTAAGTGTCATATTAAGTTTATCTTGTTCATCTAAGATTTCTTCAAATTCTTTATCTGCTTCTTGTGCTTCTCCAAAGTCTCTAATATATGATTGATGAGAACGTACATTAGCTTCAACTTCTTTCATAGCTAATTCTTTTGTCTCTGTTTCATCATCTGGTATTGGATAATTATGATAAAATTCTAATGATGTATTTAAATTTAAATCCTCAATGTTTTCTACATCTCTATAAAGATTTCCTTTGTTGACAGTTTCAATTATTATATCTATTAACCATCTAAATGCATCGTCCCATTCTTGCCATTTTTCTTCACATCTTCCTATTAAATCATCATTTAACATTCTAAGTGCTTTACCGCTTGCTACATTAACTAATGACTCTGGCAAAGGTTGGTCCATCAACTCGTACATATCCTTTTTTAGCCCAGTTAAATAACTATCGGCTGCAGTTTGAAAGTTAAATGCAGAAGTTAATTTGCCATATGTAGGAGTAGGAATATTCCCATCTATTGTTAAGCTTTGGTCTCCTTTTAAATCAATTATTGAACCAGGTGCTATTTTAATACCAGCAATAGAATTAGGATCTGCATTTACAAATACATCTTGTTCAAACATTTTAAATTTTAATGCATCTCTATAATCGGAAATAGTTCTATTATAATCCATGGCCATATCCATTAAATCCTTTATATCACTATGTCCTCTTACATCTCCTGTTAGTCCATCGTTGAATATTATTTTACATGGCAATTGATTTAATCCTGTATTCCAATCCTGCTTAATCTCTTCTTTTTCTTTTTCACCATTTTCATTTACTGTTTCTATATATGCCTGAGTATTTATACCATCAACAACCTGATAAGTTGCCCAACATTCATTGCCTCTCATTTCATATATCCATTTATGCCATCTTTGTTCAGTCTGTAGTTTACCTATAGTTGTTTCATCTTGGTATGCTATTTGTACTTTTATCAATTTATTGCAATCATTTGGGTCATATTCATATGTGAACTCTGGCATTGTATAAAATCTAAACCTAATAGGTTTTTCTGATAAAACATTTCCTTTGTCGTCTATATCAGTAATTAAGCAAAGCATTACTCTTTTACCAATTGTACAATCTAAAAAAGCTTTAGAAAATTTATTCCAAAACTTACCTTCATTTAATATTTTATTTATTATAGCTTTTTTATTGTCAACTCTTTCAACATCTGCTCCATCGATTGATTTAATAATAAAATCTGGTTTTACCGCGGTCATAAATCTTTTCTGCTTTTTCATTAGCTTCTTAGTTATATTTCTGATTTCTCTAGTAGGTTTATAATCGTCAGTTTTTACTTTCCATAGTTGCCCTCTTTCATCTTCTGTATCATCTTCAATTGTTTCTGGTCTACCTTCATAGAATTCATAATATTTTTTTACTTCCTGGAGTTCTTTGGCGAACTTGGTATCAGTACTATTTAATCCTAGTAATGACTTTTCTATTTTGCTATATATATCCACTTTATCACCTCCTATTCTCTTGCTCCTTTACCGCTAAATAGTTTAAGCTCTCTATCAAATGTTCTATGTATAGTTGTATCTGTCATTAGTGCATATCTTATCTTGTCCATGGCATGGTCATTTATTTTTACAACTTCTTCTTTTCCTTTATCTAATTTATCACTATCCCATACATACGAACCAAATTCTTCTATATCATGAATGCAGCTTGGATCTAAAGTGAATTTATTTATATTAAGTAAATAAGATACCATTTGTATTCCTATTTCTACATTATTTTTAGCTGCTATAATTCTTATATTATGTCTACTAAAATATTCATCTTTTAGTAGTTCTACTCTTAGTGGTGCTGCACTTGGGTCAATAGCAATATATTCTGGCATAACCATGTTTTCTCGTATAAAATTCTTTAAATCTGACACATACTCTTTTACTGTCTTTTGCCCTTCTTCTCTACCATTATGATAATAAGATGCTATTTGATGATATCTCTTTTCAGGTGCATAATATCCAAATATACCAAAAGTAGTGGCATTTTGTATCCCAAAGTCTCCAGCTATAAATATCCTTGTCCAGTTTCTTTTCATTTGAACTGCGTGTATTTCCGGATTAAACATAGGATATATAGCTCCATCTGCCACTGCCCATTGTCCTAAAATATATCTATTATAAAACACTCCAGTATACATTGCTTTATATCTAGCTTTTATCTTTTCTGATAGAGACAAATTATCATCCATTGTAAAATGTAAATACAATAAATTTTTCTTTTCAGCTTCATCTATCCATTTTTTCTTGAACCAATGGAAAGGTGCCCCTGGGTTACAATTGAAGAAAAACTTACTTCCTTCTACTGAACATCTACCAGTTGCTTGGTTGACAAAAGACTCAGGCATTAATGCTACTTCATCAAAGAAACATGAACATAATGTAATCAATTTGTTATCGTAAAGGCTTTTTATCCTCTACTTCTTATAGTTTCCTATAAGTTCGGCATATATTTTCACCCTCGTTTAACGTTAGGTTCTCAGATTATCCTATATATAATCGTGTCGGACACTCGTGGGCAATCAAAATAAATTGATTGACATTATAAAATGTGATATTATATTCTATTCTATTATTTTATTTTATATCTTTTTAACGCTCTACTTATTGTCTTAGTACTAACATTTAATATTTTTGATATTTCTATTATACTAAGGTTATCTTCCAAAAATAACTTCCTTAATTCATCTTCTTTTATTTTTGAACTCCTATCTGGCAAATTAAAATTTTTATTCCTTAATTTAACATTATTATCTTTCAATAATTTAGATATAGACCAACTTGACACATTAAATAAATCTCCTATTTTTCTGGTCGAATAACCATTATTATATAAATCTATTATTTCATTAATTTCATCGGCATCAAATTTAATGCTTGTTCTTCTATATTTTTGACCTCCAGGACACATATTGTAACCATTAGGAGTTAAAGAATTATATTTTAAAATACATTCTTCTTCTAATTTATTTAATTGCTCGTAATTATCTATATTTTCATATAATACTTCGTAATAAAAATTTTCTTTACCATACTTTTTTATAGCTTTATGAATTAATTGAGTTTGATTGGATTTCAATAATTTTAAATGTTGTTTAAAACGTACCTTACTACCTTGAGTGGTTTGACCTATATACACTTTGTTATTTATTTTATTTTTTAATATATAAATTTCACCATTCACTAGGTCACCTCCTAACTATGCTAAATAATAAAATAGTTTCAATCCCTATGCTCTACGATACCTACAGTCTTTTAACTCTATAGGTTATCTCGGTATTAGCATCTCAGCCTTCACCGATATTGCCCGAAGTTTACTTATACATTTCTGTATAAGGAGGCATCACTCTACCTTGAATAAGATCCTGTGACCTTTCATCTTTTCCACCAAATATATAAAAATAATTAGTAACATTACCTTTTGTTACTATTAATAGATTGTCTGCTCTTTTATCTTGTATATTATATCCTCTAGCTTTTAACATTAATTTAAGCCAAAACAGTACATTTCTTCTAAATGAGCCTATTGTTTTACCGCACATACCAGCGTTTTGTCCATTAAACTTTTCCATGACAAATACAACATAAGCTAGTGACATTGATACAGTTTTTCCTGAACGTATAGCTCCATCTGCTATAATTCCATCCATATCATGTACTGGTGAATTGTCCATCCACCATGTAAGGACCTTCTTTTGTTTAGTGGAAAATGGTTTAAATTTTATAGTAGCTTTTTTCACTGTATGGACTTTATTATTTTTTATTTTGGACCATTTCTTTCTAAAAACATCAAGCTTATTCATCGTTCCATACCTCATCTGTCGCATTGTTTAAAGCTTCTATAAATCCATCGTTTTCTACTTCTTCTTGTGTATTATCATGTTTGTTCATTTCCACTTCCAGTTTAAGCATTTCTATATCAAGTTTAGTTTTTACACTAGTAGGTAATAAGTCCATTCTATCTGATAGCCATTGCAATGCTTTCATTTTGTCTTGTAGCTTTATTTTTATTCCGTCTCTGCCTTCTGATATCTCACTTATTAAGCTTCCATCTACTTCGCCACTATTTTTAAGGCTTATAGTATTTTTAGTGTATGTTCCATATTCGCCTTGTACTTCCTTACTATTGAACTCTAAGTAATCTGTTATATCTGCAAAAGCTATATCTATATACTTTTGAAATATATCATCTTCACTTAACATAGCTCTATTAAGTTTATTTTTCTTAAGCTTTTGTATTTCTAATTTGATACAAGGTTTTACAAGAAGCTTATATCCTTCTGAATTAGCTACATCATACTTGCATTGATAAGCTTTCTGATAAGCTTTGGTAGCATTAAAACTCTTTATATAATAAATACAGAAAAGCTTTTGCTTATCAGTAAGTTTAGTATTTTCTAATATTGACTCCACTTCATTAAAATCAGTCTGTTCTGTATTCTTCTTTTTAGCTACTTTTTTATTAGTTACGTTCCTTTTATTCTTAGGTAACGTTCCTTTTATTTTTTCTTCCCATTTGTCTTGAGATTTCCATTTCCTTATCTGAGTATCTTTAACCCCAAGCTGCGTAGCAATATCCTTGAGTAAGATTTCACCGTTATTTAATTTATATATCTCAAATGCTTTATCTCTGTTTGGACTTCTTACCCTTGCCATATCACCACCCCATTATCTTTTCTATTTAAGCATCTTCCTCATTTCCATTATAAAATTCTTCAAACTCTTCATCATTAGCTATAACTCCAAAGTAATAGCACTCGTGGCCAAAATAAATATGAAATAAAGGTATAAAGCAATATATTATGCATTTTCACAGTAGACATATTTGCCACACATCGCAATCCTTGTTCTGCTAAATATTCATTAATTCTTAGAAAATATAATGCAAATGATATTAACGATACTATTACAAACGCTAAATATATTTTAAATATCATTTTATTTGCTCCTTTTGCTATTTATATTTTTATTTCTATATTTTAGCTTTCTTTTGTCCGACTTAGCTTCTATTAATTCCTGAACTAATCTTATATATTTTTCATCATTACTTACCCTCGCATGACTGGTCAATAGATACAAGTTTCTAGTTTTAGGCATCTTTTTTCTTATGCAGTTATCTATTACTGTTTTAGCGACATTAAAACCATATATATGGGAATGTCCTTTTATAAATGGCTTCTCAGTGTTATATACAACATATCCTTTCTTTACTGCTAGTATTATGTATTCTTTTCTTTCATACACTTTCTTTGCTCCATCCGTTTTATCAAAGTTTGGTACTTCTTTCATTTGTTGGTCGTATAAGTATAAATATCTTGATAATTCTGTTGCATTGTTTAATTCATCTATATCATTTATTCCTTTCCAATGTTTCACCATCAAAATACCTCCAAACCAATTTTGTTCCATCTTCTAACTTTCCAGAACTTTTACGTTCGCCTCTGCAACACGAAGTTATATGAGATCCTTGTGTTTTCATTTCTATTCCAGCTTCTTTTATCGTATTGAATATTTGGCCTGTAGTTATGCATATAACTTTTCTAGCATTTGGATTTTTTTCATTAACTCTTCCATACATAGGATTCTTGTTACCTGTCATGCCATACATAGGGTTTTTATTGCCTTTTTTAGATTCGCTCATTTTACGTTTTTGTTCGTAGGTGAATTTTCTACCTTTATTAGCTTCACTTATTTTCCCCCTAGTTTCTTTTGAATGTTTATATCCTTTTCTTTTTTCTGTAGCTCTTTCTATTGCTGTGCCATAAGTATTATTATATAAATAAGTACACCATTCTAAATTATCTACATTGTTATTACTTTTATTTTCATCCTTGTGATTTATAATTGGATAGTTATTTGGATTCGGTATGAAAGCCTGTGCTACTAATCTATGTACTTGGTAGTCTTTAGCTTTTCTATTTTTATAAAGAACCACTCTTGTATACCCATTTGAATTTTTTCGCAATTTTAATAATTTACTTTCAGATGTTTTATTATAATTTAAACTTTTTACTTTCCCTAAATTAGACACTTGATATAATCCTTCATAACCTTCAATATCTTTCCAAGTTTCTTTCATAACGCAACCTCCTATTTAATAAATAAATAAGAGGGCCGGTTATTATCCGGCAATCTCTTTACAAAATAAAAAAGAACACTAAATTATTAGTGCTCTTTGTGGGAGTAATGAATAAAAACAATCATTAGAAGGTTTCCAGAGTTGCACTGGATAATACTCATACCTTCATATTGCACCCAAATCAATGGGCGCATTAAAATGGAATATAAAGTCTTAAAAAGTTTAAAATTAAAGATACAGTTTAAATATAATATAAAACAATAAGTAATTAATAATACTAATTAATATATAGATTTTTTAACACACAATATATATGAACATTTTGATTTTATCACGGTTTACTCCGGAGGTTTTTTACAATAGGCCTCTTATTGGTTTTATAGTGTTTCCTCACTCTACTACTATGTTTTAATATATATATTAGTCGCCCTCATGAGTTGAACACGAGTATATACTTGTTTCATATATAGTCGACAATTTAATAATCCACTTGTATATAAATCCCATAGCAACATATTGAGGGAAGAGTACCTCTACTCTTATCCCTCGAACAGAAACTTAATTTGAGTAGAATTAAGTTCTCATTTCTCCAGCATAGTGTGGTATGCTTTACTAATCTTCCATGCTTATATATTACCAGCTTTCATAGTACACTGGAGTACCCTTATCTTATTTTTTCTAATATTTTTCTATGCTTTTTATGTATTCCATTCCAACTGTAATTCATCAAAACACATAGTCTTTCCCACGTATATCCGTCAATATATCTTAACCTCATTATATTTCTATCTACTGCATCTTCCAATTTATCTATTGTATTTTCTATTGCCCTTTGTTGCTTAAGTAATCTTATTTGTTTTTCATTGTATGTATTGAGTAGTTCTTCTATTTCTCCTAGCAATGCTCCTAATCTATCATTTTCAAAACTTCCACCTTTTGGCATATCATCTATTATCATACTTTTAATGCTTGTTTTCTTTTCTTCTAGGTACTCTATTTTATCCTTTATAATATCTAATTCTCTTTTGGTTTCTATGTATTCTTGTAATTCTCTTTTCTCCATACTCCCTCAACTCCTCTTACTTATAATATCCTGTGTTTATTCTTTGGATAGTTCTTTGAAGTTTGTATTCTATATGTTCTTTTAGCTTTTCTTTTGAGTTGTAATCCTTATTACTTGATAGATACAATATTTGATTGATTAAGATATTTACATCTGCAATTTCTGAAATTGTATCATCTGATATTTCTCTTCCATTTGCTATATCCTTTGATATTTCCCTTGTCAATTCTCCCAGTTCTTCAATTAGTTTTAACTGTTGATTTCTAATTTTAAATGTATCTGCTATTTCTTTTATAGCTCCATTAATTTCTTCTATATTCATCTATTCATCCTTTCCCATTAGCATTTTTATATATTGTATTTCACAACTTTCTTCATCCTCAAAATTAAGTTCACAATTCATACAACCTATTCCCTCTAAATCATAAGACTCATTGCAGAATACTTTAAATCTCTTGTTTATCAAATCAACTAATTGTCTTTCTTTGCAGCTTTTTCTTTTAGCTCTCATATTTTACCCTCCAACACTTTGTAACTTTTATTATGATTTATATTTAAATATTTCCAATATAGTTTTTTACCTTTGAATTTTCCACATGAATATTTATTATTTAAACAAGATTTTTTTATATTAGTATTACTGCCTTCTTTTACGTTATAGAATCTTTTAGCTTCTGCTACTGAACTAAATATATGCTTCGTCGTTAAACATATTATTGGTCTGTTTATAACTATAGTTTTGCCTAGATTGTTTCTTATAGCTGACTCTCTAGCATTTTCATGTTTTGTTACAAATTTGCATGTATCTTTTGAATAAACTTTATTTGAATGTTTTCTAATATCTTTATCTAATTGATAATCCTCTCCGTTTTTCCAGTGACCATAATTTTCTAATTGTTGTATATCGTTCCAGAATCCAGATAAATTCATCCATTCCTTGCATACAGTAACTCCATTGCCACCATAATTTTTATATTTTGAATCATTTTCATCATAGCATCTTCTTATCATATCTCTCCATAGCCTAGCTACCCTTTTATGAAGTTCTGATGAGTTTACCCAATTTTTTGGCATATCATTTATATTTCCGTTCTTCAATATTCGATTTGGTTTAAATATATTTCCACTTTTAAAGCATTGATAGTTTTTATGCCTAACTATTGCTCCATCCTCAAATTTTATATCTATATCATAATAGCTATTGTAATTAATAAGTATCATTTTTTCTTTTTTAGATGTATAAGATACTTCTCCTATTTGTACATAATCTGTTGGTCTCTTTATATTTCCTTTTTTAAAATCACTATAACGTTTATTGTATGATATACTTCCATCTTCAAATATGACATCAATATTTTTACAATTCGTATATTTTATTATTTTCATTAAATGACCTTTTGTATTTCTATTTATCTCCCCAATTCTGCTATCCGTATTCATAAAATCAACTCCTTGATTCATTTTCTAATTATATTATATCATACTTTATCATACTTTATCATATAATATAAACATTTATAATAAAAATGTTGTATGTTATAATACTTGTAAGGAGTTGATTTTATGAAAAAGAAAATTACTATTACTCTCGATGAGGAAATACTAGAACAATTAAAAGAATATGCAAAGGAAGAAGATAGAACTATTAGTAGTCAAATAAACAAGATATTAAAAGATTTCTTCAAAGGGAATGAGTAAAATCATTCCCTTTTGTTTTTCTTCTACAAGCCATATTCTAACCCCCTATATTTTTTAACCTCTTTTCTAAAAGCCTCAGTCTTATCATAACCACAACCAAACATCTCAGGACAGAAACCTCTGTAAATACATTCTCTAACCATGCAGCTTGCTAATTCCGGTTCAGTCTTAGCTACCTCATCCTTAACGGCTTTCCCCCCCCCCCCCGTTTCAGGAGAAGCGGCGCGACACAATACTTTTTTTCTTATATTGATAAGTGCTTGTGCATTTGCTTCAACTTCATGGTTTACTAAACTACCTTGTGGTAAATCATCTCTGTTAATTCCTGTACGGTCAGTTCTTTGAGTTTTAACAAAGTGGTCTATACCAAATTTATGTCTAACAAAATGCACAGAAACCCAAGATTTCAAATCATACCAACGCCATTCAAATTTTAATTTTCTTATTGGTGAATGCTCTGATAATATCAATTGTCTTTTCCATTTACTATCAGGGTATGCTCCTGTATTTTTTCCTATTGTATTCATAGTTGCGTCCTTAACGTCTTGCCAATTATCAGCATGTTTAAATTTATCTATTTTCATTTCTTTTTACCTCCTCATAAATAATAGGATTAACTTGTAACCCTCTTCTATAATATTTACATTCTCTTTCACAGTTTGGTAATTCCATATTTCTAACTTCTAAACAGCGTTGACAATAATTATCAATTGGACCTTTTAATTTTATTTTCATTATTTCAACACCTTTCTTTTTCCACATTTTGTACATATAACTTTCTGATATTTCTTTTTTCCCTTCTTTCAATCCTATTGTAGTTCTTGCTGCATCTGCTACATCTCTATAAGTTCCTCCGATATCTGTTACAGTTATTTTAACAACCTCCATATTATTCATCCTCCCCTGTTCCTAATATATCTATGCCTGTTAACTGTCTACAGTAATTTCTTAACTTGTCCAATTGTCCAGTGACTCTACTGTGTTTAGTTTTTAACTGGCTCAACTCATTTTCCAACATTGCATTTTCATTTATAAGTAATCTATTTTGTTTTTCTAAATAAGTATTTGCTAGGCTTAGTTCCTTATTAGCATCTAGTAAATTTTCTATTGAGTCCTCTTTAACTTCTATATCCTCTTTTAACTTACTATTTCTGTTCTTTAAGAAATCAATCATTTTATGTAAATGTTCATTTACACCTTGTGCTTTTTCTAATTCATTTACAAGGTCATTTATATATTTTCTATTTAATAACATGTTTAAATCCCCCTTTATTTGTATTCCTTAATAATTAGTTCATCTATTACTTGTGACAGTCTTAAAACGTCCTCTGTCAATCCTAGTTGGCAATATAAACTGCTAAGTATATCTTTTAACTTGTCTAGCATAATATCACCTCTAATCATATTTAACATTTATATAATCAAGCACTTCTTTTAATCCCAGCTTGTCCATAGTAATCTACCCATTCTCTTATTCTTAATTTAGTTTTTTCTACTTTAAGATCTAAGGGATAATTCTGCAATAATTTCAATTCACTTTTTAACACTAACCTCACCTATTTCAATTCATATTTTCATTTGATAGTCAAATAAGAATAGGGAACTACACTAGTATTGCATAATCCCCTATTTAGTTGTTATTCGTCATACTCAAATATATATGTTCCTGCTACTATATTTGTTTTCCATTTCTTGTTAAGACTATCTGATACTGCTTGTCTACTTACATATAAATGTTTTTCTGCATCTCTTGTGCTTCTAAAGAATCCTATAACTTCTCCAGTAATTGCATCTTTGGCTACTATAGTTCCTTTTGTTTTACTCTTATGAGCTGTCTTAGCTGCTAAATCATATCTGTCTAACCATTCTAAATTACCAGCATAATTATCATAAACTAATCCATTCTTGTGAAAAGCTGTTACATCATCATAGGTATAAGTTTTATATTTTCTATCTTTTGATTTTCTTATAACTTTATCGTTTGTGTAATATATATCAACAAAGTGATATGCTACTAACCTTGCTACATTGTATTCCTTGTATTCGCCTTTAAATTTAACTTTTATGAATTGTTTATCCTTATTGCATCTTCTTTTATGTACAAAGTATGGTAATAAAAACTTACCTTCTGGTATGCTTTTATATATTTTTTTAAATCTTCCATAGTTGCTTATTATGAATTGTCCTTCTGAACCTTCTATTGTCTTCCATATCTCATCTTTGAAAATCTCTTTTGAATAAAATTCTTTAAGTTGTTTTTTACTTGTATTTTCATCTATGATGTAATATCTCTTGTTAACTTTTCTATTCTTTGATTTGTAGCTTTGTAATGTCCCTTTTGTTTTGACAAATAATCGGCACATTTTTTCATAAGTGGTTTCAGTTTTTAAGTTATATCTTGGATCATATAAATATAACATCACATCACCCCTATTTAATCCCCAAGTACTCTTTTATTACTGCTATTGCTTCATCACTACCATTGCATCTAACTGCTCTATATCCGTACAAATTTAAATTGTCTAACCATTTTTCTTGTTCTTTGGTTAATCTCTTTGTTTTATCTGCTTTTAATTCTATGAATAATCCAAAATATTCTACATGTTCTGTTAGCCCCTTGTAATATTTTGGGACTAATAGACTGATATCTGGAAATCCTTTCTTCATCCCCATTTTTTTGAGTTCAGCTCCAACTCTAGGGCTTCTTTTACCTTCATTGGCTGTGTGCATAAGCATATCTAGTTCTGGATACTTAGACTTCTGCCATTCTGCCCATTCGAAGATTATCTTTTGATGTGTTGCTTCTAAATTATTTTTCATATTTACTCATCTCCACTTCCCTAGCTATATTAATAGCCATAGTTATCGCTTCATTTAAGCTATATCCTAGCTCATAGTAGAATTTGGCAAACTTTATAACCTCTTTCATCTAATCCCCTCTAACAATCTATGATAAACCTTATATAGTTCAGCATATTTGTTTTTATTTAATAAATCATGCTCTATCCTTTTTACCTCAAGTTCTTTTATCATTTTTTCTAGGTCCTGCAGCATTTGCATATTTCTTATTTGTAATCCTGTTAATTTCATTACTTCACCTCTTCTATTATTGGATCATAACTCCATACTCTAACTTCATCTTTTGCTCTTCCATCTATAGTGCATCCACATTTACATTGACTAATAACTTTAGCTTTATTGATTTTTATGTATAGCATTGTGCCTTGGCAATGAGGGCACACATTTTCTTTAGCACCAACAATATTTTTCATTAGTTTTCATCCCCTTAACTAATTTTCTTTTTATCTAGTTTTTTTATTGCTTCGGTTATCGCTGCATATACATTATGTTTACTCACGCCTAATATTTTGCCTGCCTCAGCTTGTGTTAGTCCTTTGCCAAATACTAAATCAACACACTTCTTTTGTCTCTGTGTAAGACAACTTAAATCCGTTGTTACTACATCTATATCTCTGCGTTTTCTAGTTACTAGCTTGTCCAAGTCCAATATTTCTATATTCTTTCCGTTCAAAATATCTTTTAGATTTTTTAATGCTCCTTTTTCTATTCTGTGAATTTGTGCTTGACTTGTTTGTAATTCTTTTCCAATCTCTGACTGACTTTTTTCTTCGTAGAATCTTTTTATTATTACTAATTTTTCCCTTTCTGGTAGCTTCTTAATAGCATTAGGGATGTCTATTTTGAAAATTATTTGGTCCTCTGATATGTTGTTGCTTTCTAATGTTTCTGAAAATTTTACAGCCTTTGTTTTATGTTTAGATGCTTTCATTGTGCTGTCCATGGGAAGTTTACCCTCCATAAGATGTAATGTCTTTGTAATTTCTTGTATTGTTATTCCCATAATTTCTGACATTTCTTTTAGAGTGGGTTCTCTTTGCATTTTTTCGAATTCTTTTCTAATTTGCTTGATTTGTCTATATTCATTAAAATTTTTTCTTGGAATTCTGAATGGTACATCTTCTCTATGATCTCTTACAGTATGCATTATTTTACCTATTATATTGCTTGTTGCATAAGTTGAAAATTTTATTCCTAGTTCTGGGTCATAATTTTGTATAGAATATAATAATCCTAGACTTCCAACCTGAATTGCATCATCGTAACTTATTGCTTTACCTTTGAATTTCTTTGCTTGCTTATATACAAGCCCCATATTATCCTCAACAATGCTTGTTACAGCCTCTCTATCGCCATTTTGAGCCTTTCCAAACAATTCAACAATATTTTTATCGATACTCATAATTACTCCCCCTCTACATCTTCTCTATGATTAATCCATGATATTTAATTTTGTTTGCTCCGTATCTCTTTTGATAATATTTATATGTATTTTGTACACTGTTGTAATTTAAATCGTATTCTTCACAAGCTTCCTTCATAGAAGAAAATATTCTCTCTTCTCCTGCATACTTGTTAATTACTCTAATTTGTCTTCTCTTGAAAACTCTTCTTTTTTTAATTGCCTCTAATTCTTTTCTGACTTTTATATCATAATTAGCATTTTCTTCGTTAATGACAATCATTTCTGCTTCTGTTATTCCTCCAGTTGCTCTTATATTGTCAATTTCTCTTATTCTTTCTTCTGCTTCCTCTGGATTAAATAACTCTGGTAGCATGTAATTTCTTGAGTCTTTCTTCGGATTTGGGTCTAGTATTGCTGCTGCTAAAGCAAGATAGTTAAGTGATGTATTGTCGTTTGGATCTGTATATTTAGAATGGTATTTCTTTACTGGCATATGTTTGTATTTCATAATTACTCCCCCTTACCAGGGGAAATCCCCTGGATTAAAATTTTCCCTTTTGACTTTCTTTTAGAAGTGTTTCTAGTTCATCAGGATCATATTGTCTAAAGTTTTCATTCCCAGCATTATAATGAAATTTAGTCGGTTTAAATTGAATATTGTTAGTTTTATTGTTTAATGTATAATTATCCTTAATTGCTTTAATAATAAAACCAGTAACATTTTTTACATTTGAACTTTTAGTAATTTGAAGTTTTTCATCTAAATATGAAACATCTTTATCTGCACTTATAAGAGCTTCATATATAGTTTGTATATCTTCATTTTTCAAATCGAAATAAGACTTTATTTTATCAACAACAACAGGTGATACGGTATTTTTTGCTTGTTGTTGTTGTTTTTCTTTTTGTTTTTCTTTTTGTTTTTCTTTTTGTTTTTCTTTTTGTTTTTCTTTTTCCCCCAAGTCTATATATAGACTATCCATAGGGTATCCATACCCTATACAAACATCTATCATATATTTTTTAAAGTCTGGATTTTTAATTTCTGAAATTTCTTTTAGTATGCAGTTCATAACCTTTGGAGATTTAGTAAAATTAAATTTATGCCAATTCTTTATGAGAATTTCTTTTGTATCAGGTGAATATTCAATTTTTCCATAGTCAACAAATCTTTGTAATAGCTTTTCAACTGTTTCTCTGTTATATCCAGTTTGCATTTCTATAACTTTATAAGGTAACTCATGACATCCACATTGAGTAGTTCTAGGATTGCTTAATATATAAAGATAAAAATATTTTTCTTCCGGAGTTAAGTCTAATACAAATCCATCTTCCCAGAAATCTGTTTGTATTGCTCTATATTTAGCCATATTATCACTCCTTCATTTTGCTATTAAAATCTGTATCTACTTGTATATAACCATTAATATTTTCTTGTATATATTTTGCTATTTTACTGTATTCGCGTTCTCCTAAAAAATCTGATTTTTCTATCAATTCATCCATTAACGCATAATATAATTCGCCTACTTTTTCGATAATATCTTCTATATCATTAGGATTTATATTGTTTCTTTTGCATATTGAAATAATGTCAACTCCACTGTCTTCACTTTCTTCTATAAATTGATTGAGTCCATCTTTCCATTGGGTCCAGTTTTCACATCTCTTTGTAAAATCTTTTAATGAGTCTATTGTTGCCCCTAATTTATAGCATTTTTTTAATAACATAATTGCTGTATTTAAGTCATAGTAAGAAAATTTATTTTTAACTATTGCTCTTATATAAAACAAATCTTTCATTTCCGGATGCTCTTGTTGCATTTTCTTGTTTTTTATAATAGGCTCTATTTTATTAAAAGCCGTGTTAATATCATATTGTTCATAGGCTATAATTGAACTTTCCAGCACTTCATCAAATCCATATTTTTTAATAAGTTTTTTCATTTTAGTTCTTCCATAGTCTGTTAATCTTGAATTTAATCCTAAAGAGTCACTAACTAATTCCATAATTTTATCAGCTTCTTTATTTTCCAAATCCAATAATTCTGTTCTCCATTGAGCAATCATTTCTAATTGTTCTCTTCTTTGATTTAACTTGTCTAATTCTTCCTTTTGCTTTTTTATGACTTGATTTTCAGTAAGTTTTTTATCACTTTTACCTCTATTACAATCAAAGCAAGCTGTGATTAAATTAGATATATCATCATCTCCACCTTTTGAAACTGGATTTATATGGTCCACTTCTAATACAACATCTGGTGCACTTTTCCCACAATATTGACAAGTAAAACTATCTCTTTTAAATACTTCAAATCTAGTTGATTTAGATATTCCTTTTCTTTTTGCCACTTAATACCCACCTCATTTCTCTTTTGATAGCAGAAGGGAAATTAATCCCTCCTAGTTTGCAACTTGCATATTTTCGTATCCAGAACACATGAAATCATACTCGTCTTTAGTCATATTAACTACATCTTTAGTAAATTTTTTGAATACATGTTTCTTAACTGTATCTTTATCTATTCCTTTGCTATAAGCTATTGCATATAATCTACTTATTTGTTTTTCTGATAACTTGTTGGTCCATCTATCTGGTGTATCTAACTGACTAGACTTGTCCTTATCGTGTTTATTAGTAGCATCACTATCTTTTGTATCATCTATTGCAAATAGCCCGTTTAAAGCATATTTTCTAGCATATGAACTAACTGACCCCGTAACCTGTGCTAAATCCATTCCTTTTTTTGTTTCGTCTTCTCTAGCTAATGCCTTAACTTCTATCTTTTCTCCTTTTTCAGTATCTACAAAAGTTGCCGTAGCTTCTAAATAATATCTATCGCCTATCTGTTTTATTTCATCTGATAAAGTAACTGTAGCTTTATACTCCAGTAACAAAGGTTTTAATCCTTCTAATATATCTTCACAACTTCTGTAGTTGTATTTCCCAAAGCTGTTATATTGATTTTTAGGTGCTTTTAATTTACTTTGTATTGCCGATAACTTTTCATATAGATTCATTAGTTTCACACTCCTTAGTCTTCTCTTGTTTTATAAAGTCTTTATATGCTTGCAAATATCCCCTGTCATATATTGTCAAAGGACTGTTATCTATTTCATACTTTTGTATATATTCTTCAAGTTCTTCAATAGGTTTATATCCTTCTAAGCATTCCCTCGCTCCATCAATAAAACCCCATGCTTCCTCTGCATTATCATCGTATTTATTGGTGTACATTGCATAAAGTAGTCTATTCTCAAAAGTCGGCTCTTGATTTAAATAACTATCTCTAATTCTCATATTTACACCTCTTTTGTTATTGTGGTATAATTAATTTAATATCAATTTCCATTGGTCCTATTTTATAGGGCCTTTTTTATATTCCCATGTAAGCATCTGCTCTATTTTCTCTTTCATCTTCATCTGCTTCATCAAGGTTCCTTACTTCTTCTTGCATCATTCCATCAATTTCTTGTAATATTTCTTTTAAATCCTTGATTTCGTATGCTGTTCTTATTTTGCATGCTCTCCAGTATTCATAATCACAAGCAACTTGTAAATCATTTGTACTATATCTATCTTTGTATAGTTTTATTTGTTCATCACATAGTTCCATGAAACTCTCACATACTGTAATCTTATTTTTAATACTTTCTCTGGCTTCATCTAATATCCAATTCATTTATTTATCCTCCTTAGATTCATATTGCTTAATCATATAATAGAAAGTACTCTTAGGCCACTTATAGAGTTCTTGAATTTGTTTAGCTTTTAAAGTTCCTTCTTTATACAACTTATATTTTTCTTTCCAGTCTTTAGGATATTCTCTGAACGTAGGTCTACCAGTTAATTTTCCAGTTTTCTTTGAATATCTTTTCCCTGTCTTGGGGTCTATAGGCATTGACTGTATTCCTTTTAATTGATTATTCATTCCTCCTTGATGAATATTTAAAAATTGTCCGTTATCCCACGACTTAGCTATCAATAAATACTGTCTTTCTTTTAGATATGCTTCCTTTTCATTTTTGCAATAAACAAGTATTATTTTTTCAAAATTTTCTTTACCATACAATCTAATTTGTTTTTTTAAATCAGCGCCACTACCAAAATATCCATCATTTAAATCATTAGTACTGTGCTTTCCAATATAAAGCTTTAAATCAATTTTATTAACAATTAGGTAAACATAATGATATTCTTGACTCATATTAATCCTCCTTATCCTCTAAGTTGTATATTTTTTCTTCAATTTTCTTAATGATTTCTTCTAATTTAATGTTCTTTTCTCTTTCTGCTAGGGCAATTCTCTGCCAATATTTAACTTTACTTTGTAAATGTTTAATATAGTCTTGCATAATATAACCCCCTTTTAATATTCACTCACAACGAAATCATTGTAAGTTAAAACTTGCATTACTTATTTTCTAATTCTTCCAATAATTTTTTATTTTTAATATATTTTACTTTTTCACTAAATTTTTCTACAAAAGCTTCTTCACTTACATTCAGATATTTATATGCCGTATATCTTGATACTTTTAAGTATTTACACCAATCGCTTACATTTAAAGTAACGCCATCAATAGTTATATATCTTGCTTTTCTTTGTTTCTTATAATTTTCTGATGGAGTTACCCATTGGCAGTTAGAAGGTTTATAATCGTCATCATTATCTATTCTGTCTAAAGATAAGTTATCATTATAGCCGTTTGCTATCGCCCAATTATGAAAATTTTCAAACTTCATCCACTCATCACAAATTTTAATTCCTCTCGCTCCATAGCTTTTATATGAGTCGTTTTTAGGGTTTAAGCATCTAGCTTTCATGCCGTTCCATATAATAAATGTTCTCGGCTTGCCTCCAGTAGTTAATCCATGAGTTTCAAGTTGTTTAATATGCATTTCTTTAGCTAAACATCCACAACTTCTAACTTTACCTTGCTTTAATTTGCCTTCTGTTGCCATATGTTCTTTTCCACAATCGCATTTACACAACCACATAATATTTTTCCATTTATTCTTTCCGCAAGGTTTTATAGCTGTTAATCTACCAAATTTTTGACCACTTATATCATTCATTTTTTTATTTATTTGCAATAGTTTCACCTTCTTCCAACTCCTCTAATAGCTTTTCAAGTATTTTCCTCTGTCCTTTTCCGGTAACGCGTGTAACATGGAATGTAAATACTCCTTTAGAACTTTCTCTAGTCCCTTCTCTTACTTCTAAGTATCCATGTATTATCGCTTCTTGCTTAGCTTCTGTACTATTCTTAAATATCCAGCCCCAATCTCTAAGCTTTTGGTACAATTTCTTTTCTCCTATAACTATGCCGTGGTGATTACTTAGTATCTTAGCTACTTCTCTAACCAATAAGGAATTTTTACTAGCAGATATTTGGTTCAGCATCTTACTATTTTTCTCTAGCTTGTCCTCAAGTTGTTTAGATTTTTCTTGTTCCTCTTTTAACTTAGTTGCTAACTGTATAAGAAAATCTGGACTAGTTAATGCTTTTTCTATTGCATTCTCTGTCATATAAGCTCCATGTTTTCTTATAGAAGGTAAAACTTCATTTGTTACCCAACGTTTGAATTTTTTAGCATTTGGTAATTTACTATTGAGAATTAAACTATATAATCCACTTTCATTAATTACTATTATTTTTTGTTTACCGCCAGGAGTGTCCATTTCGTTCACCCCTTTATCTTCTTCATCTACATGAGTTCTTACTGCTTTTGGTGGGTTGCTATAACCTAAAACAGTTGCTATATCTCTACCTACAAACCAAGGCTCGTTTTCAATTTCTAATACTCTTATTTCTCCAAATTCATTATTACTAAATGTTTTATAACTGTTATATAAATCACTCATAAATTACTCCCCCCTTAGAATAAATTCTTGTATTTATATTGCCATTTTTCAAAGCTAGTCCAACTGTCATCAAATCCAAAATGCTTAACTAAGATGCAATATACTTGTAAAGCTTCTGGAATGATTATCATTTGTTTATCACCTCCTGTTTATTTTCTTTTGTTTCTTTTTAGCTTCATTCTTGCAATCTTAGA